GGACGTTGACTGTGCCCATCAGGGCGTCTCGCGCGTGGGGCGCACCACGACGAACCATCCGAGCGACCGGTCGACGCTCGGCCGGTCGACGAGGCGCGCCACGGTCGTGCCGTCGTCGCCGACGAGAACGTACATCACGTCGCCGTTGGCACTCGAGACGTCCGGCGCGAGTTGGGCCGCGGTGTAGCCGACGCCGGCGCCATTCGACGGCGTGATCGGTCCGATGCGCAGGTCGCCCTGCGTGAATGTCCCGCCCGAAGCCGCGATCTCCCTCGAGGAGACCGCCCGGACGCGCGGACGGGGCGAAAGCGTCAGGTCCGTCGGCGTCATCGTGCCGAGGCCGGGACGTCCGCCCGACCAGGTGCGCTGTCGCACCGTCACCGAGTATCGCCGCACGCCGAAGGCTTCCGCCTTCGCGCGCAGCGTGTTCGCAACCGGGAGCAGGTTGTCGCGCAGGGCCATCGATCACCCGACGGCGTACGCGCCGTTCCACGGCGCCGAGTCGCCGTAGTAGTCCCGCAGTGGCTCGACGCCCATCAGTCCTGCCAGCGCGGCGATGAGCTGGCGGCCGCGCCGGTAGATCAGCTCGAGCGGGTTGGCGCGCAGTTCGATCTCGTCGATCTTGAGCGCCTCGAGGGTGCCGTCGGTGTCGATCGTGTCGAGCCGCGTGTCGAGATCCGCGAGCGACGTGATCTTCGCGATGATCTGGGCTTCCTCGTCGGAACTCAGAATCCCGAACTTGCTCTCGACCTCAGGATAGATGTCCTGCGCGCGCTCGTAGCCCAGATACATGCGCACCTGGGCCTTCTGCGTCTCGGTGAGGGCCATTGTCGGATCAGCGGCCGCGCTTGCGGCCCTTGGGCAAAGTCGCGCCCTGGGCTTCGAGGTCCTTCACTGCAGCTGCGACCGCAGCTGCGCCATCGGACTCCTCGGCCACGTCGGCCGCCGGAAGCTCGGACGACTCGACGCCCGGTTCGCCGTCCGTCTCATCGTCTTCGACGCCAAACATGGCATCGGTGTTCTCGGTCAGTTCTTCGGGCCGGACGCGTCCGGTGTGCACACCAGGCGGTGGGCGGTTCGGTCGCGCGGCGACACGGGTCGGCTCGACGAGCGCCCCGGGGAGCGCGTCACCGTCCTCGAGCTTGGTGAGCGGCAAGCCCCTCGACGCAATGACGTACGCCAAGCGTCGAGGGATCTCGCACCCGCCCCCCGGCGGAACGACGAACCGTTCGCCCTCGACATCGAAGTCGAGCGTGCGGGTCGTGTCGTTCCGGAAGTACGTCGCCAGTCGGCTCACGCATCCACCAGGCGAATCGACGGCGTGACGTCCAGCGGCGCGCCGAACGCGCCGAAGTGGGCGTTGATGTCCGTCTTCAGCTCGTTGGCGAGCGTGTTCAGCGAGGACTGATCCGTCGCGTCGGCCGACGTGATCGCGTTGCCGCCGTCGTTCTGGAAGTGAACGCCGGCCTGCGCGCGGTGCAGGTTGAAGTCGGCCTTCAGCTCGTTGGCGAGCGTCTGGGCCGTGGTCAGGTCGGTGGCGCGCGGCGCCGCGATCGGGTTCGATGTGTCGGCGGCCTTGTGCGCCAGGTCGTCCACGCGGTGGAACTCGTACACCGCGAGAATCTCGTTGATCAGCGTGAGCGACGTCGCGAGATCGGTCGCGTTGGGCGACACGATCGTCCGCTCCGAGATGTCGTTGTGGGGGAATTCGTTGATCACCATCCAGTCGACGGTCGACACGTCCGAGGTGACCACCGCGCCGGCGGCCTCCGAGATCGCGTTGATGACGAACTGGCCCGCCGCGCCCGTGGTTCGGCTGCCTGCGGGGACCTCGAGCAGACCGTGAGCGACGGAGCCCGCCTTGGTCATGCGGGTGACGACGATGCGGGCCGCAGCGGTTAGCCGCACACCCGACACGGTGACGGTGCCGGACACGAGCGTCGCGGTGCCGCGCTGGATGTCGACCGCACCACGTTGCTTCTTCGGGAGGTTCGCGCTGTCGCGGATGACGGTGCAGAGCGGATGAACGCGGCGGAGGACGGTTGCCATGATTCGGGTTCTCCAGTGGTTGGGGCGGTTGCGTCGGGGGCCCGAAGGCCCCCGGTCACGATCAGGTGGTCGCGACGTTCTTGCGGATGCCGCAGGCGTTCGGCTTCTCGACCACCAGGTTCAGGAACACCTGAGTCGAGACCTTCCGTCGAGCACCGACGCGGGCGATCGGATACGTCTTCATCCCGAGCGGGAAGGCTCCGTAGCCGTCGTCGAGGTCCACCATCTGGGCAGCCTCGGGGAGCATGTCTCCCTCGTCCTGCTGCGGCAGGTACTCGAACCGAACGTAGTTCGAGTTCAGGTAGTAGATCCGGTTCGCGGTCGCGTCCTTGTCCTTCATGAACACGCAGCCGTCGATCTCGATCGCTCCCGCCGAGCCGTCGAGACGGATCAGGCCGCGGGCCGTCTGCACGTCCTGGACGAGCCGTCGGCTCTCCTGGAACAGCGATGCGATCTTGTTCCACACCGCGGTGGGACAGAACGCGACGTCCGGGCTCTCGCCGCACGCGTCGTAGATCGCGGAGATGTCGTCGCGCAGCAACGCGATCGTCGGCGCCGTCAGCGATCCGGGGTCGATCACCTTCGCGCGCCAGCCCGAGTACGTGCTCTTGTCGATGCCGAGCACGGTGCCCGTGTCGACGAGCTGCCCGTCGAGTCCAAGCATGCGGTTGCCCGAACCCGGTCCGACGTACGCCTCGCTGTTCAGGTACGCAGCGAGCTTGCGGATCGAGTTCTCGAAGTTCCGCGCCATCAAGCGCAGCATGCCGTCGGGGCTGCGCGACGTTCGCGCGACCGAGCGCGCGAGATCCGTCACGCTGAAGTTCGATCGGTACAGCGCCCAGCCGAGCGTCGCCGGCAGGTGCACGTCCGAACCGTAGTTCGCGACGTCGGCGCCGTCCGCGAACGCCTCGGCGATCGAGCCCGAGTCGTTGAACTCGGCGTCGAAGGCGATGTTCTTGCCCTCGCCAGCCACGATCGGCAGGCTCCGAAGAAGCTGCGCGCGTGCGTTGAACGTCCGCACGACACGCGGACGAAAGTTCTGCGACATCGCGTTGGTGATGGTCGCAAGCGACTCTGGGGTGTCAGCCATGGTGCAATCCTTTTTTGGTCGTCAGCTGACGGCCGCCACCATGGCGAGCCGGTCGAGCATCATTCGAAACTGAGATCGTCGACGCCGGCGCTCTTGAGCGAGGCCATCGTGCGTGCGAGCGCGTCCTGCTCGGACATGCCGGTGTTCTTCGCCGCGCCTGCGGCCGGTCGCTGCAGACCCGCTCCGAACACGGGCTTCGGTGCGGGCGCTCCGGCGCCAGCGGGAGCGGGCAGGAACGGCTTCGCATCGTTCGTCTGCAGCCAGTCCTTCACGCCGGCCGCGAGATCGAACTCCTGTTCTTCAGGGTCCGCGCCCTTCATGCGCGAGCGAGTGATTGCGAGCTTCGGCTTGCCCTCGTCGTCGTAGCGCAGGGCGCCACTCGCCTCGAGGTGGCTCATCAGCGCTGGCAGCAGCTCGGGCCGAACCTTCGCGGCGGCCAACTGCTCTCGCAGCGTCGTTCGCGCGGCGTCCTTCCGAGCCTTGTCCTCGGCGGCCTTGCGGGCCGTTTCGGACTCGCCGAGACGCTTCTCGAGGTCGGCCAGGCGCTTCGCGGTCGCCTTGTCGGGGCCCGACGTCGGCGCGCCGTTGGGCGCAGGCGTCTTCTTCGCCGTGGGCTTCTCGGGCGGGTCATCGGCCTGGTCGTCGTCGTCGTTCGCGTCGTCCCCGGGCTTCGATGCCTCGAGCGCCTTCGACACTGTCGAGGCGATCGTCTTCTCGATGCCAGCGAGCGCGCGCTTCACGTGCGTCGACACGGCCTTGTTCACGACGGCGTTGACCTTCTCCTCGATCTTCGAGTCGATGTCGTTGTCGTCGGCGCCGCCGTCGTTGCCAGCGGGCTTCTTGTCGTCTCCCATGATGGGTGCCTCTTTGCGCGCGAGGTGCGCGTGCGGCGTGGGGGTGCCGTCGTCCCGCTCGCACGCCGTGGCGCGCGGGACGCGTTCATCGCATCGGAGCGATGTGTGATTCAGCGCTTGGGCGGATCGACTTCGTCGAGCCTGCGCAGCAGCGCATCGGGATCGCGCTGCGCCATGAGGAGCATCTCCATCTCGTCCTCGGTCACACCGCCGCGGGCCTTGCGTTCCAGGTAGAAGCGCACGGCTGCGTCGATGTCATCCAGCGGGACGTTTGCGATCGTCATGGCAGAGCCTTCAGTCGATCGAAGATCCTACGCCTCCGAGCGTCCCGAGCAAGTCGGTCGTTCGGTGGATCAGGTGGCGGAAGCCCTTCCAGCCACTTCCGGGCGTATTCCTCGGGCCGATCGATCACCGGGCCGGCGTATCGGCGAAGCGTGATCGACGCATCCTCCATCGCATCGATCGCCGCACGCGCCGTGTAGCCCTCGGCTTCGAGGATCCGGCGCACCGCGACGATCCACTGATCGTAGCTGCGGCGGCTGGGGTCGGCTGGTCCGAGCGGTGCCTGAAGCAGTTCGCTCGTGACGCCGAACCGCTGCCGCACGATCCGCCGAGCGGTCAACTCGGTGCTGACCTCTTCGATCACACGTCCGACGCCGATGTACACCGAGTGATCCATCGGCGAATGGCCGTGAACCGTCTCGTGGAGCAGCGTCCGGAAGTCGTGCGCGTCGACCGCTCGTGGGGCTCGGCCCGTCGCGACGGCTGTCGCGAATCGCTTCGCTCCGTTGTGAACGGGTGTCGAGACCGTGATCTGCCCGGTCACCGTGTTGTGAAGGCCTCGAGCGCCGCGCATGCGCGATCGAGGCCGAACCTGATACCGATTGGCGCTCGACGCCATCGCGTCTCGATCGACAAGCCCGAGTTCCTGCACGAGCGCGCGGAGCTGGTTTCGCACCAGCGCCTGGTCGAGATCGCTTCCGCCAGCAGGCGTGATGTTTCGCAGGGCACCAGCGACCCGTCGCATCGATTCGCGGAACGGATCCGGTGGCGGGGCGGGCTGCGTGCGTCGTCGACGCTTCGGCGCCGCTGCGGGCGTCGCTGGCACCACAGTCGGTGCGGCCGGCGGCGGCGGCGGTGCAGGCGGATTGAGGATCTCGCTCCACTCGGCGCGCCACGCCCCGACGCGACAACGGCAGTTCGGGTGCCGAGGCGCCCCCGTCGAGCCGTCGGGAAACGTCCCGCCGATCGGCGCCGTCGTGCCATGGAGCGCAGCGCAGATCTCGCAGACGCGAAGATCGAGCGACGCGTCCCACCGGCGCACCAAGTCCGGGATGAGCTGGTGGGCCTGGCGAAAGCCCTGGTCGAGATGCGTGTTGTACGCCGACTGCGTCTCCGTACGGACGACGCGCTCGGCCCAGTAGCGGTATCGACGGAAGAGGCCCTCGGCGATGTGCTCGGTGACAGCGCCGGGCTCGCCGGCGACGCCTCGCAGCGCGACCTCGCCTCGGGGGCCACCGTGCCGGACGAGCCGGTCGATCGTCGCGGAGATCGACTCGCCGCGGAGGATCCCGACAGCCAGCTCGCGCTGAATGTCGTCGCGGACCTGGCCGGCATACCGCGCGGCCGATGTCCGGACTCGAGGGATGATGAACGACTGCCCGGTCGCGACCACGCCGGCGACGTCGATCGGGACTCGACGGACGCTGCCCTCGAAGATCTCCGAGAGCCGGGCGACCTCGTTCTGCAGATGCGTGACCGACAGTCGGCCCGCCTGCACGCCCATGCGCTCGAGGGCCGCCGACATTGTCGGGTCGAGCGTGCGAATCGTGCGAAAGGCGCGCTCAAGATTCAGCAGCACGACCCGGTGCTGCTGCGCCGTGTACCGCAGGTCACCGTTCTCGACGCGCTTGAGCCACGCGGCGAGCCCTTGTGCCGTTTCGCGCTGGGCCTGCGCCAGGGCAGGCAGCAACGCATCGAGCGCCGGACGGGCGAGCTGCGTGACCTCGTGCGAGGCCTGCTCGAGCATCCGCTCGACGCCGGCGAGCTGCCGCGCGGTTGGGACCGCGGGAGCGTCGAGACCAGGGGCGTGCTGTTCGACCGGCAGCGCCGGTCTACGTGTCGCCATTCATGTCGTCGGCGGGACCCGCGCCGGAGCGCGGCGGCGCGCCGCCTCCGTCGTTCGGGGGGCCTGGCGGTGGAGGGGCCGGCGGTGGAACGAGGTCCTCGTTCGTGATGCCCGCCTCGATCTCCTTCTCGATCGTCCGCGCAGTCTTCTCGTCGAGGTCCGGCAGTTGCGCGCGGACGACACGCTTCGCCAGCTCTCGGCGATACGTCGCCGACGGGATCTGCAACGTCCCGCTCGCAACCGCGAGGTCCGTGACTGCCTTCGCGTCGGTCACGTGGAACTTGTCCATGCCGGACACATCCCACGCGATGTCGTCGTCACGGCCGAGCGACACGAGATCGAACGTCCGCTCGGCAGCGTCGCGCATCAGGCCGCCGTACGCGCGCAGCACGATCTCGGTGGCCGAGTCGTCCTGTTGCTTCGACTCCGCGCTGCGGCCCACGGCGGCCGCGTTGTTGTCGACGCCGCGACCGAGCTGGGCCGCGACGCGATGAATCTCGTCCTTCAATCCCGCGGCGTTCGCTTCAACGACCGCAAACGGTGCGGCATCGGGAGCCGGCCACGAGACCTTCTCCTCGAGGCCGATCATCAGGTAGTAGCCCGTGCCGAGCGTCGGCTTCTTGCGGGTGTCCTTCAGGTTGAACACCGGCATCGCGAAGCACGTGCGACGAATCGCGTGCGAGAGCGCGTTGCGCTGACGGAAGTGCTCGAGCTGCGCGTCGGCGATCTGGTCGACGAGCCACAGTTCGGGAGGAAGCTGCAGTTCGACGATCGGCAGCGCTGCAATAGGATTGTGCGGCGGATCGATCTCCGGCACGTCCGTGTCCGGCGTCACGTGATCGCGCTTGTCCCGGCGAAGCTGCCAGCGCCGAGCCGTTCCGTCCGCGCGCCAGAGCGTCCACGTCTCGGTGACGGTGGCGTCGGGATTCTCGATCTCGAGCAGCTCTTCGACGGAGCGGTACTCGAGCAGCCAGAGGAACGAGCCGTCGGCCGCTCGGCGCCAGTTGACCACGCAGCACGCCGGGATCTTCTCGAGCGTGGGTCGATTCAGTCCGAGGGCTTCGTATTCGGCGAGATCCGTCGCAGCCGTCATCGGCGTCGGGAACACCACGCGCCAGTACGCCCGCTGCACGGTGAGCGCTTCGACGAACCGTTGGCGCAGGAACCGCTCGAGCGACGTGCCCGTGCCGTCCGAGTCCTCCTGGAACTCGGCGTACGCCTCTTCGTCGGCGCTGCCGTCGGCCCGATAGGTGAGCTGGGAGCTGAACAGCCAGGACGCGAAGAAGTTCGCGAGCGGGGCGACGTAGTTCAGGTAGTGCGAGGCCTTCGCGCGCTTCTCGAACGCGGACTTCGGCTCGACGTCGTTCTGGATCAGATACCGCGTCGCGTGTTTCCGGAACTGCGCACCGCCCACGAGCAGGTCCTCGTAGGTCTGAAGCGTCTCGGCGTCGAAGTCGGCGTGGCGCCGCTGCAGCAGCTTGAGCTTCATTGTTCGGAGGAGTGCTCGGGCAACGTGTACTCGGACGTGTTCGCCACGCGTGATCGGCGCCGGGCGGCGAGGGTTTCGCGGAGCGCCTTGCCTGCGTGGTGCGCGAGAGGCACGACCGCGCCGGCGACGGCCGCGAGCACCAGCTCTTGCCAGAACGGCCGGCGGTCGGGCTGCGAGGGCGCCTGCTCGAAGATCATGCCACGGCCAACACGGGCTCGACGCCCAGCTCTCGAGGCGGCATCGGTTCGCCTGCGCCCTTCAGCGCGAGCGCGAGCGCCCAGAATCGATCGCCGTGGCCCTTCGCGGTGCGAGGTACTTCGTACACGACGTTCCCGCTGCCGGTGATCTTCCGTCGCACGGCAATGGTCTCGGCGTGCAGCGCCTTGCCAGGCGCGCCCTTGGGGAATCGCACCCGCGTGTCACGGAGCCATCGCAGCGTGCGCGTGGCCATGTCCGCCTTCGTGTCGTTCGTGAACGTCACGCGCACGACCTCCGAACCGAAGTCCTCCTCCAGCTCCTCGGCGAGTTGCTTGCCGAGGCCGGTCTCGTCGACGTGCAGCGTGTGCCACGCGAACGTCGCGCGCGCATCGCGGATCATCCGCTTCTGCGCCTTGAACGCCGTGCGCTTGCACGTGAGCACTGCGAGGACCCAGGCGACCTGGCCGACGACCGCGACGATCAGCAGCGCCGTGAGGTCCTGCGTGCGTCCGACGTCGAGGCCCGCGTAGATCTCGGCGCCGGTGAGATCGGGGAGTGAGCCCTCCCAGTGCAGCGCCCGATCGGCCATCGCCGTCGGGATGAACTGCAGGTTCGCGTCGAGGAACTCGAGGAGGTACGCCTCGGCGAACGCTCGCTCGTCGCCGCCGACGAGCTTCAACAGCTTCGAACGATCGACGCGCAGGCCTTCGCGCTCTGCGTCGTCGAGGGAGACACGGTGGAACGACCAGCCGTCCGGCGGATCGCTGCAGAGGTCGTAGAACGGGCCCTGGGCTCCCGCCGGCGTCGAGATGACGCGCAGGCCCCAGTCGCCGCGCGTGGCCATCGGCGCCGATGCGCGCCAGATCGCCTCGGGGTCCGCGTGGTATGCGAACTCGTCGAGGTAGACGTCGCCGTGGAACGACCGCGCCGTGCGTGGGTTCGAGGCGAGCGCCGTGACGCTGCCTCGTCTTCGCCACCCGACCTCGGATGCCTTGTCGGGCCAGAGCTGCCCGACCTCGGGCATCCCGATCGCGGCGATGAACTCGGCGTGCTTGCGCACCGCCTCGAGCAGCTCGTCGGCGTTGCGCTGCGCGGCCGACAGAACGATCTGCGGTCGACGCAGCAGGTACGCCCGGACAAGGCACCGGGCAGCCGTCGCGTCGGTGTATCCGAGCTGCCGGCCCTTCAGCGCCAGGCCGAAGTCGGTGCCGTCGACGATCCAGCGCAACTGGTAGGGCAGGAAGCACCCACGGAGCCACTCGACGAACGCCGGCGGCAGGTCCGCGGGCAGCGTGACCGCCTGCTCGATGATCTGGTCGGCCGCCTCGCGTGCGAGCCCGAAGACCTGCTCCTGCCGCTCGCGATACTCAGCCGTTGCCGCCCGGAGGAGTCTCGGGCTCGCTGCTGCCGTCGGGGCGCCGCGTTTCTCCTGCCGACGGAGCCGGAGGTTCATCGCGCGGTTGATCAGGCTCGTCGCGCTGATCACTGGCCTTGGTCTCCGCGCCGCCGAGGATCTCGTGCGACAGCACGACCTCGTGGATCCGTCGCAGTGCGTCCGTGACGGCCTTGAGGTCCTTCACCGACCGGGCGCGGCCGGCGATCTCCGCGACCTTCGCGACGAGTTGCAGGCGCGCGTCGCGTCCCTGCTCGATCCATCCGCGCGAGGCCCGTTCGCGCAGCGTGTTCATCACGCGCCGCACCGCCGGCGTGGAACCCCAACGCTTCCGCCAGTTGGCGATCGTGTTGAAGTGCACGCCGTGCTTCCGTGCTGCGCCCGTGTCGCCGAGCATGTCGGCGTCGATCAGCGCACGCGCCACGCGCTCGGGCGCAGGCGGACGGATCGGCGTACGTCGCCGGCGTGGGGCTTTGGGCTGCAATCGTCACGTCGAGCCACAGGGGTTCACAACGCGACGACGCCCCATGAACGCCCGAGCCAACCGCCCATTCGGGGGTGCGTCATCGGGGGAGGAGAGGCCTGCTGCGAATCGGCAGCTGGCTCCGGCGTTCACGCGGCAGCAAGTCTCGCCCGGGGATTCGGCAGCTCGCAACGGAGCCACCGATCCACGAGCGTACGATCGACAACGTATCGCCAACCCTTCGCGCCGCGTGACCGTTGTCGATGGATCCCTGGCACCGCCAGCGACTCCCAGAACGAGAGCCAGCGCCGGACGGTGCGTGCGGGAATGCACATCGCGGTCGAAACCGCAGCGACGTCGAGTCGTTTCGTCATCGCGTGGGCTGGTCGTCTGTGGGCATAGATCGCCCAGCCGCAACTGAGACTGCCGTGGCCCAATTCATCTGTCAATGCGGCGCTGCGAGATTCTCGTGATCGCCTGGAACTCTCAGCCATTCTCGCGCTGCCCGGATGAGAATCTCGACGCCCCGGCGATGCGCGGCCTCGAGCGCGGGGCGTGAATCACCCGCGGCGATCTTGCGCTGCCATCGCAACCGATCGGCGTCGGGTCCCCAGTGCAGGCCCACGTACGCCTCGAAGGCGACGTCGGTGACCTTCCGATTGTCGCAGCGCACCTCGTAGCTGGCTCGTGGACCGTCTGTCGCGGCGCCGATCCAATCGGCGAGTGCGCGCGTGCGCGTCGAGCAGCGCAGGTACACCGCGAAGCACTCGGGAGCGTTCGGCAGATCATCGAGCGCGTCGACCGCAACGTCGATCCGATCGGTCGGGCCTCCAGCACGTCCGGTGCCCTTCGAGCCCCGGTTGCCCGAGCCGCGTACGCCCACACGCGCCATCTCGACGATCGCGCCCGACGGCGACGTGAAGCCCTCGAGCGCCGAGACAATGCGCGTTCGTCGCGCATCCCAGCGCGCGAGCTGCAGCGCGTCCTTCACGAACGCCGCGACGCGGATCGCGTCGTCACCCGTGTCCAGGTCCTCCATCGTCGACGCCCTCCTCGCGTGCGGTCTGCGACACCCACTCGATCGTCACCGCGCGTGGACCTCGATCCGTGCGCACGTGCCAGACCACCCGCGGATCGCCGTCGTCGACGCCGAGCCACTTCGCGACCTGGTCGCGCACGCCCTTCGCGGCGTTCGTGGCGTTGTCGTCGTCGACGCGCCCGGGGTCTCGCCGCGTGATCACGATCACGCACGGTAGCTGCGGCGGCGTCCGACCGTTGAGCGCCGCGAGCACTGCGGTGCGCGTCCGTTGGACGTAGCGCGCGCGCACGAAGTGGTGCAACCGAGCGTTCGCCAGCGTGCGCAGTCCCAGGCCTTCGATGCGTACGCCCTGCTCGATCGGCACAATCGTGATGCTCGCCCGGCGTGGAGCACGCGGAGTCGCGGCAGCGCGCGACGCCTTCGGAGCGATGAGTCGGCCGCGTTCGTCGAACGTCGCGCCAGGCGGCAGGTCGCGCACGTGCATTGGGCGTCGACTCATTCGGCCCGCTCTCCATCGGATTCCTCGTGCGACGCAGGAACGTTCCGCCCGCCGCCGTACCGCGGGCTCTTGGCGTTCATCGGCTTGATGTCCGCGGGCGCCTCGTCGAAGTGAGTGATCGCCTCGCGGAAGAACAACGCCGACCTTCCTCGAGAACCGTGACGGTTCTTCACCACGAGCAGCTCGATCACGACGCCCTCGTGATCCGTTCGGGAGTCTGTCGATAGACTCTGCGGCACTTGTGCCGGTCGATGCAGGAGCGCGATCGCGTCGGCGTCCTGTTCGATCGCGCCCGAGTACCGAAGATCGGCGGCCGTAGGTCGGCGACCCTCTCGTTCGTTGTCGCGATTGAGCTGCGACAACGCGAGCACGCAGCAGTTGAGTTCGTTCGCGAGCAACTTCAGCGTCGCCGAGATGTCGGCGATCCGGTTCTCCATCGACTCGCCGCGACCTCCGCGAACGATTTGCAGGTAGTCGACGATCAGCATTCCGAGCCCGCGTTGCCGTCGCTTGAACGCACGCGCGAACGCGACGATCTCATCGATTCTCGGTGGTCGACGTCCTTCGCCAGCGCTGTAGCAATGGAACGGAACGGAGCGCATCTCCTCGGCGACGCGCCGCACCTGTTCGATCTCTTGCCGAGAGAGATCTCGATGGCGGACTCGCGAGTGGGGAATTCGCGTTCCCGCAGACGCAAGTCGCGACCAGATATCCGCCGATGGCATCTCGAGCGAGAGCAGCAGCACGGGCGCGTTTGGGTTCATCGCGGCGACACACACGCCGATCTGCGTGCCGAGCGCAGTCTTGCCGACACTGGGGCGCGCACCGAGAACCACGAAGGCGTTCGAGTTCAACACGGCGAGTTTGTCGACCGCCTCGATTCCGCACTTGAGCGGTTCGCGCTTGATGCCCTGGTCGGCCTCGACCACGACGTCGTGAATGCCCTCGCCGACGGCCTGGCTGCGGGCCTCGCTCGCGTCCTCGTGCAGCGCGTCCGCGAGGACTTGGGACGCACGCGAGAGAAAGTCCTCGGTCGAGACCGGCGCTCGACCAAGCCGCGCGACGCGTTCGCAGTCGGCGATGATCCGACGTGCTCGCGCGCCGCGGCGCAACGCGTATGCGTGCAGTTCGATGCGTTCGTTCGTCAGCCAGCAATCGATGAGCTGCTGCAGTTTCGGTTCGCCGCCTACGACATTCAGGAGTTGCATCTCGCGCAACTCGTGCGCGACCGCAAACAGCGATGCATCGAGGCCGCGAAGATTGATCCGTTCACACGCTTCGAAGATCTGCCTGTGCCCTGCGCCGGCGAAGTCCTCTGCGCGGAGGATGCCGTGCACCAGGTCGAACGTTCGCACGCCGTGACCATCGCGCATGCCCGCGATGAGACCGCCGAGGATGGCCTGCTCGATGTGCTCGGGCGTGTGGTTCTCAAGATTGGACATCGGATCTCCTCGCGGCGAAGGGCACGGTGTCAGCGACGGATGATCGCCATGCGTCGTACGCGCGGCGGTTCTCGCCACGGGCAGATGCCGCGTCGGTCTCGTCGATGGTGGGCAGGTTGCTGCCGCCGTCGGTGATTCCGGGCATCGAGGGCGCGCGCGAGCGCTCCTGGGCGCGGCCAAACCAGTTCAGCAGGAAGCGATCGCCAGCGGACTTCTTCCGCGCTGGGTTCGCGGCGAGCCACGCGGCAGCGCGCTTCGCTTCCGCGACGGGATCGATCCCGGGGAACGCCTCGCGGTCGGCGAGGCGTTGCGCGAGGTCGCCCGGCCGCGAGATGATCGGCACGAGCATCGGATCGCCGACGAGCACGGCGTGCAGCGACGAAGCAAGCGTCCCCGGCGGTGGTGACGCATCCGGCGGCCTGGGCGAAGCCACGCGTCGACGGGCGGCGGCGACGATTCGCGGGCGTTCGCCGGACGTGACAGGGCGAGTGTCATGTCCCGATCCCAACGGGTCCGATGGGGTCGTTCCGGGGATGGCCGGTGCGGCGGTCGAGGGCGATGCACGAGCATCGTCCGCGACACTCTGAGAATACTGCTCCTGCTCCTGCTCCTGCTCCTGCTCCTGATTCGCCAATGCCTTTCGGGAAGGCCTTGGGCAAGCTTCGCCGAAGGCTTTCCGAAAGCCTTCGGACAAGGTTTCCGTGAAGGCTTTAAATGCGCTCCACGCTTCGAGTTTGAGGTCGCACTCGGGAACCTCATCCCAGAACTTTTCCCACGAACGGATGACGTTCGGCGACTCGGGTGCGTTGAACTTGGTCGCGTTCGGGAGCCACACCAGACGTGCGTCCCAGTCGGCCTTCGCGAGACCTTCCCGACAGACTTCCCGAAAGGCTTCGCGAAAGCCTTCCAGCGACCAGCCGAGCGCTTCGGCGAGCATGTGCTCGCCGGCGACGATGACGCCGGGCATGGGACCGGCGTGCTGGGTTGTCAGCAGGTACCACCAGAGCGCTTGACCGCACGGCTGCGACTTCGTCAGGCGTCGCACCTTCGCGTCGGCATGGATTCTGCGATCGATCTTCGCGAACCTGCTCATGCGGCCGCGCCCGCTTTCCTCGCCGCGATCTCGCGGTCGATCTCGCGCACCTGGCCGACCAGCCAGCCCTTCGATCGCCGATCACGTCGCGCGACCTCGTCGGCCGACAACGCGAACAGCGACGCGTCGTCGCGTTCGTCGGGCCCGATGGCCTCGAACGAACCGTCAGCCCAGGCGACGACGAGTCCGACGCGGAGCAGTTCCTCGAGCCCGCGCTCGAGATCGGGAAGTTGCCGTAGCTCGCTCTTCGCGGGCACCTGGTGCCCCGCGCGCAGCAGTAGGGTGCGGTAGACGCGCTTGCCCGCCGGCGAGAGCCGACGAACATCGCGATGGGCTCCGAGAGAAACGGGGTCGATCATGAGGCACCTCCGGGTGTCGGAACACGGTCCCGCCGTTGAAGCTCGAGACCGATGGGGCAGCGCCAGCAGAGGCCCGGGGCGCGCAATTCCGCCCAGCGATGGGTCCTGCACTGCGCCGGCGAGAGGTCGACGTTACGCCGGTAGCAGACGATCACGTGCCCGCCGGCGAGCGACACACGTGGGCGTGCAGCGTCGGGAACGACGCGCAGCCGCACCGGCATGCGAGCGACGTCGGTCATCGGCCGATCACCGACGCAAGCTGTTCCGCCTTCTCGATGCCGCCGAGCTGGTCGACCACGGCGACGCAGCGACGCATCTCGTCGAAGATGTCGACCACGCGAGGCTCGCGCTGCGTGGGCTTCTTTGGCTTCGTCGGCGTCGCCTGCTTCGACGCAGGCTTCGGCTTCGGAGCCTTGCTCGTGGTCTTTGTCTTCACCGCCGTCGAACGGTTACGCTCGAGGTTGCGCATCGTGCTGCGATGCTTGCGACAGAAGACCTGCCACTCCTTGCGAGTGTCCGAGCGGATCATCCCGATCTCGGATGTGCAGCCTTCGAACCGGCAGGTCTCGTGCGAGATGTTCGTCGATGGCAAGTTGTCCTCCTCGGCCGGCGGCGCCGGCGTGACGTTGTCGGGCTTCGCGTCGCTATGCGCGATGCGAGCACGGGTCTCCTCAGGTGACGTGGACGCTCGGCCTGTGATCAGCCTTGCGCGGCGCAGGAAAGCCTCCGCGCTCGTGCGTTCCCCTGGCTTGATGTCGGCGCCCCAGCGCAGCACAGCGCCGTTGCGCACGACGCACCTGCGTGCGGGATCGCGCGAGAGCACGCGCGTGGCGTCCTCGCTGTCGGTCGTCGTGTGCACTATGCTGCCGTCGAGTTCGCAGACGACGTAGGCGGCCGGATCGATCATCGCATCCTCCGCTGCAGCGCCTCGACCAGCCGGCCCAACTCGATCAACTGGGCCTTCGCGTCCTCGAGCAGCGTCGGGATCTCGTCGGGTGTGACGACGCCGTCCTCGAGGGCCTCCGCGCCGCGCAGCGACACGCGAGCACATCGCTGCAGCGCGCGAGCGAGCTGCGGCTCGAGCTTCTCGAGCGCCGCCGGCGCGTGCATCGACTCGCGCGCGAGTCCCAGCTCGAGCAGCCAGCGCTCGTAGGTCTCTCGATCGACGAGCAGCAGGTCGTGCGTGCCGGGGGAAACGTCGAGGTCGTCTCGATCGTCCGAACGCAACCGGCGCGCCCGCGTGGCGTTCACGCCCAGGACCTCGCCGGCGGCGTCGTTCGTCAAGTCACGCCCCCGGATCGTGCGATCGAATGCGCGCGCGGCCGCGGCCTTCGCGGCGTCTCGCCGGCTGCTCCGGCGTGCAGTGCGTTCTCCGTCGCTCATTGGCCCTCCCTGCGCGTTGCGTCGGTGCCGACCGTCGTCGTGTGTGGTGCGAGCAGCTCGAAGCCGTCGAGGTCGACCCAGCGCTGCGAGCGCTTGAACACGCGCCGCACGCCGCAGTGGTCGACGACGACGCGGTCGCCGAACGGCGGCTGCTCGAGCACCGTGCAGTGCGTGAGGTGCCCGTCACGCCGGATCGTGGCGACGTCGTCGTCCACCGATCAGCCCTCCGTCCCGGTGACCTTTGGCGCCGCTGCCAGGCGCTCGCGCGCGGCCGCAACCGCTGCCCGCACCTGCTCCACCGTCGGCTCGGGCCCCGTCCCGAGGATCAGCCAGTCCGTCGTCACGCCAAGGGCGCTTGCGAGCGAGGCGATCGTGTCGGGGTGGAGGTTTTCACGCGCACCTGTCTCGATCAGACGCACGTGGCTCGGATCGAGACCGGCGGCCGATCCGAGGGCTCGCTGGGATACGCCTGCGAGGTCCCGCAACCGGGCCAGACGCGAACCGAGGGATGAATTCATGGCGACACTTGTACCCGCGACGACAATTGGCGTCAACCGCTTTGCGCCTCGGACGCTGGTGACAGCTGTCGGCGGGATCGATACCGTCTCGCCGATGGGCACGGTTGCGGACCGCATTCGGGTGCTGCTCACGCGACTCGACATCTCCGAGCGCGAACTGAGTCGGAGAGCCGGCTTGGCCGAGGGCAGCATCGGGAAGATGCTGAAGCGTGGCGGCGACAACTCGCGGGGCGGCAGTCTCACGAAGATCGCGCGCGCGACCGGAGTTTCGATCGAGTGGCTGGCGGACGGGAAGGGCGACCCAGGCACCCCCGAACCCGCGGGCACCGTCGTCCACCGCGACCCCGAACCCCCATCCGGGGACGCGACGGTTCTCGAGCAGGCCGTGGCCCTGGCGTTCGCTCGAGCCCTCGCACGGGACGCAGCGGCCTTCACGACCGACGACCTCGTCCTCGCACGTGACGCGGCCCGGGAGGTCGCCAGGCTGACGCGGGAGGGTGTGGACCAGGAACGGCTCGGACATGATCTCCTCGTGGCGTCCAGGGCCGTTCGGCGGGCGGGGAAGGCAACGCCGAGGGACGTGGTCGCGCAAGTCGCCGTCGGGCCCTACAGGGCCGGGATCACCGAGCGGGCGGACCAGGCCGACACCGAGCTGAACGCCGAGACCGAGGCGAAGGCGAGGGCAGCGGGCGCGGATCCGGCGGAGGGAGCAAAGAGGCTGGAGGCGGCGAGGAAGAAGGGTGGGCGGAAGCGATGAGCGCAGAGAAAGAGGCCGCGAAGATTGTCCGCGACGCGCTTTCCGAGGCATCTCGCATCAAACACCCATATCGAACGGCGGCCGAGTCTTTCGACGCGCTCGCAACCAGGAGCGATCAGCTCACGACCGCGGATTTCCTGTCAGCGATCCACGTCGCACATCAAGAACTCGACGCGCACGGACTCCAGGGCCTCGATCGCGCGCTCCTACCGGCGTCGCTCGGTGACATGACCATGACCCGAGACAGCCTCCGACGGCGCGCGGCACGATCGGTGACGATCGCAGGAGCGACGCTCACGACGCTGCTCGGGCTCTTTGCGTCGGCGGTGAAAGCGCATGGAATCGACGCCGCGCTGATCGGCTGGTGGCCTGCGCTGCCCTTCGTTTGGGCGGCGCTACGCACGCTGGTCCGGAGCGGAGACGTTCGCGTGATGGCCGATTCACTCGACGACTTGCTGCGACGCGTCCGCGTGCTCTTGGATCGTCGCGACTCACCCGCAGCGGTCCGAGTAGCGGCGGTATCGGTCCCTGCAACAGTGGCCGAGTTGCGCGACGAAGCCGACGTGCATACGATCGAGTCCAGGAAAGTCAAGCCATGAAGAACCTTCGAACGCCAGCGTGGGTGCTCGTCTACGGCATGCTTCTGAGCTCGGCGATGGTCATCGGACGGCATTGGATTCGGCCTGTGTGGTTCGGCTCGACCCTCGCCGTCGGAGCGCTGCTCGTAACGGCGATCATCGGTTGGGATTTCCTGCACGATGTTGACGATCTTAGGCAGCGCCGGAAGCATCGCGAATTGCCCTGACATTCCCTGTCCCCGCCCAACCCCTCGCCCGCGCTACGCTCTGCCTGTGGATACGTATCCACACCCCTCGCCGCCCGGTGTTTTCGCGCACCCCGGGACCGCGACCCGCGCTCCACACCGACCACGTCCGTCCGTACTCTCGGGCGATGGACACCGCCGATTCCCTCGCCGATGAGCTGCGCGCGATCGCCAGGCTCGACACGCACGACCCTGCAGAACTGGCCGCCGGCCTCGGCCTGAGACTCTCGCGACGCGTCGGCGCCGGCTGCCAGGGGCAGCTCGACGACGTCCTGCGCGTGTCGATGCGCGGCGCACCCGAGGCCGTCTCGTGGCGCTGCGCGCATGAACTGGGGCACTTGGCGCTCGACGTCGCCGGCGTCGCAAGGCCGCACGATGAGCAGCTCGTCAACGCGGTCGCGGCCGCGATCATCTGCCCGCGGCGCGAGTTCCGTCGTGCGTTCTACGAGCACCCGTTCAGGCTGCCGGCTCTCGCTCGAGTGTTCCGCACGACTGAGACCATCGTCGCGTTGCGCGCCGGCGAGGTGTTCGATCTGCAACTCGCCGTCGTGTGGTCCGGGCGCGTCGTTCGTCGCGGTGAGATCGGTGTCGACGACGGCACGCTACGTCGATGGGCGCGCCACGGCGGCGAGGACGTCGCCCGCGTCGTGCCGCTGACGGACGCGCGCAGGTTCGTCGTGGCGCCGAGGGACGCGCTGTAGGCAAGTCAGCGCCGGCGCACGCGGCGAGTGTACGGCCGAACGTAGGTCCCGTTGCGCCGGGTGTAGCCCCGCACCCGCACGCGGCGTGTCTTCTCGACACGTGACTCGCTGCCGCCATCGCCGGACGCATCCCGCTCGGATGCCGATGCTTCCGGGACGGACGACAGCACCGCGAGGAGCGTCGCGAAGATCGTTGCCAGAATGAATCGCACGTGTCCTGAAATCATTCGTCTCTCCTGCGGCATCGCCGGCTGACGCTCACCGGCGCCGCCTGAATACGACTTCGCTGCCCCACTCGCCGGATTCTCCCGAACCCGTTCGCGCGCGACGCACGTCGACGACTTCCCATCCGCTTTCGCCGGCGGTGTTGAGTCCCGTCGCCACCGCGCCTTCGAGGAAGAACTCGATCCGATATTCCCAGCGCACCCGCTGGGCCTCTGCCGGCGCGAGAAAGTGCCAAGCGATCGCTCCGACCGCCAAAAGCATGGCGACGAGGGCAAGCGTGACCAGGCGCCGCTGCGATCGCTCGATGTAGTGCAGATGATCCCGAACGATTTCGAACTCCGTCGCCATCCCTCTTCTCCGATCGGTGATCCGACGGTTCGATCGTCTCCCGAGAGCGCCCGACAGGGAATCGCCCGTCCGGGCGAGCCGCCGAGGAGCTCACCGGGCTGTCGACGAATTCCGTGTGACTCCTATTGACGACGCTTGTACCCACGAGTACAAGTGTCGCCATGGACGTGACGGTGACGCAGGGCACGGGGGTGATCAGGCTGCGGTGGGAGGCTTCGGCGGAGGAGAACTTCGACGCGGCGGAGGACGCGTTGATCGAGTCATTGCGCGCTGTGGCGCTCCGGATCGGGCGGGACGAGATCCGGGCAGCTGGTGCTTCGCTGACGCTGACGCTCCGTTGCGCTGCCCAGCACGTGGGCGCTTTCGCGCAGGAGTTGCAGTGCGAGATGGCGCAGCGAGGCTACGCGGCCGAGCTGATCGTCGACCCCGAGGTCGTGTCGTGAGTTCGGCGGAGCGCGATGCGCGGATGATCCAACTCGGGCGGCTGATCGGGCAGCGCAGGGCGCTGGCGGGCCTGAGCGTTCGGCAGTTGGCCGCGCGACTGCGCGAGCAGGGGCGGTCGTGGTGCGGGATGGAGCGCGACCTCGAGGACGTCGAGGCGGGGCGGCACGCGACGACGAGGGTTCCGCTGGCGCACCTCGCGACTGCGCTGGGCGTCGACCAGATCGAGTTGGACACCTGGTACGCGCTGGCGAGCACAACTCCCCCGGACATCGCGAGCTGGCTCGAGCAGCACCCGGAGTGGTGGGATCACGTGCGGTCGATCTTCACCCGGAGCGAGGCGTGACATGGCCGCACCGGGACCTGATCTTGATTGCGGCGCTGGATCTGCCGCCAACGTTCACGCGCGAGGACCTGGTCGTCGCGGCGTGGCGAAAGTTCCCGGAGGCGTTCGGGTTGACGGGCTACGCGCTGCCGTCGGCGATCAAGGTGGACTCGAAGTGCTTCGGGGCGAGGGGCCTGCTCGCGAAGCTGCTGCTGGAACGCGAGGGAGCGCGCTGGGCGCTCACGCCGGCGGGGCGGAAGCGGGCGATGCGCCTTGCCGGATCGGCACCGCCGTCGACGCCTGCCTCGCCGCCGGCGGGCACGTGATCGAATGGCCCACGCTGCCGAACCTGGCCCGGGTCGGGTGGTTCATCGACGAGGCGCTGGAGTTCGCGGAGTGCCCTCGATGTGGCACGACGCGGGCGCGCGTGGTTTGCGTCGCCGTCGTCCGCGATGCATTGAATCGTTGCTTCGGGCTTCGAAGTGGTGCCCGGTCGGTCGAACCTGCGTCATCCCCCCGGGCGCAGCATCTCGACCGGGCACCACTTCGGCGCCTCGAGCAGGCGAGTGCTGTGCGATGAGCACGTTCCCGCCGCACGTGTGGGCCGCGGCCGCGGTGGCATTCGACGTCGAGCGCGCGGGCGTGCGCGGGTGCGTGATCGGCCGACGGCCGGCGTGGCTGGTCGTCGTCTCGCCCCGGCTGAGCGCGATCTGCAGGCACGCGCTGCGCGCCGCGGGTTTTCGGCTCGAGCGCGCCGACGACGGGCGCGAACGGTGGGTCTGGGCACCGAACTGAATCAACGACGGAGGGACAACGATGGAGCAGCAGCAGATCGCACGGTCGACGACCGTGCCCGTGTTCACGCAGGACCAGAAGACTCTGATTCGGCGCATCTACGCGCCGCGGGCATCCGAGGAAGAGTTCCTCGCGTTGATCTCGGTCGCCGAGCGGCGGCAGCTCGACCCGTTCCTCGGGCAGTGCCACTTCGTCTCGCGACGCGACCAAGACGGCGGCGTGCGCTGGACGGTCCAAGTCGGTATCGATGGCTTGCGGGCGATCGCCGAACGGACGGGCCTGTACGCCGGCCAGGACGAGCCCGAGTACGAGTACGACCGTCGACAGCAGGTGATCTGCTGCAAGGTCCGCGTCTACCGCCGCGACATCTCCCGGCCCTTCGTAGGGATCGCGCACTGGGACGAGTACGCCCAGTACAAGGGCGACCGGCTGACGCGCATGTGGGCCGAGAAGCCCCTGCTGATGCTGGCGAAGTGTGCCGAGGCCCTCGGCATCCGGAAGGCGTTCCCGCAAGACTGCGGCGACCTCTACACGACGGACGAGCTTCCCGTCGCGGAGGTCCTCGAGGCAAAGCCCACGCCGGCGCCGGCGACGAAGGCGAAGCCGTCGAACGCCCAGAGCCCGGCACTCGTGCACATGCTCGAAGCGGCATCGAGCGCGAACTCCCTCGACCTGCTGCAGGCCCTCCGGCGTGACCTCGAGGAGGCCGACCTGTCGCAGCCCGAGAAGGCGGCCGCCCGGCGCGCGATCAAGGCGCGATACGACGCGCTGCGCGCGAAGGCAGAGCCGGCGACTGAAGCCGCGGGCGAGAACGCTGCATGGGGATTGAGCGATCGCCCTGGCGATCCGCCGACCGAGCAGGAGGCTGGGCCCGGCGCGACCGACAGCGATCCGCCGGCGCCGGCCGAGCCGAAGCCGATCACAGACGAGGACCGGGCGGGCGCGCTGCAGGCGTTGCGCGATGGGCTCGTGAAGGCGACCAAGCCCGTGGACCTCGAGGAACTGCGCGGCGCCGTCGCCGACGCCCTCGAGCGCGGGCTGGTCGACGAGGTGCAGCACAACGAGTTGCAGGACGCGATCGACCGAGACATCGCGAAGCACGCCGAGCAACGGGCCTCGCGCAAGGGCGAGCGCGCGACGAAGGGCGGTGCGCAGTGATCCGCCCGGAGAACCTGTTCTTCGACGTCGAGACCGTGTCGGTCTGGGACGCGCTCGACGACGAGCGTCGGGCATACCTCAGCAACGGGAGCCCCGCGATCGCGACGGCCGACACTGCGGCCCTCTCACCGTTCGCCGGCCGCGTCGCCTGCATCGGCTGGGCGGAAGAGCAGGGCTTCGTGCGCGTGATCGTGGCAGCGCGGCAGCCGGTGGAGGCGACGAACAGCCTCATCGAGTGGGTGGGCGACGAGAGGGCGCTGCTCGAGCGCTGGTGGTCGATCGCTGCTCGCTACCGCCGGATCATCGGGTGGAACAGCCGGGGCTTCGACGCGCCGTTCCTGCGAACGCGATCGATCATCGCGAACGTTCCGCCGACCCGGAACCTGCTGCCCTACCGGTACAGCTTCGCGGAGCACTGCGATCTGCTCGAAGTGGTCACGGCGTTCGGGAACACGCGGCGCGTGTCGCTCGACTGCATGTGCCGGTCGGTCGGGATCGAGTCGCCGAAGGCCGCCGGCGTCGCCGGCAACCAGGTCGAGCAGCTCTGGCGCGAGGAGCGCCTCGTCGAGATCGCGGAGTACTGCGCGCGCGATGTCGCCGTGCTGCGGCCGCTGTTCGAACGCCTCCGGCCTGAAGCCCGGTTGATGGATCCGAAGGGAGGACTGTGATGACTGTGATGGACGAGGGACACAAGAAACGCTTGCTCGCGTGCAGGCTGACGACGGACGAACTGCTCGAGCGCGGCGGCCGACTCGCCGGCAAGATGGACAAGCGAGAGCGGGTCGACGACGAGCGCAAGGAGAAGGCCTCCGAGTACAAGGAGCAGCTCGAGCAGATCGATGCCGAGATCGCGCAGCTGCGGCGCGCGATCGCCTCGGGCACCGAGGAGCGCGAAGTGCCAGTCGTCGAACGGCGCATCGACACGGGCAACCGGATCGAGATGGTCCGGCTCGACACGGGCGAGGTGGTGAGCGAACGCGCGATGACGATCGAGGAGCGCCAAGGCGAACTCGACCTCGCCGGGCAGCCCGTCGTCGCCGACATGGCCGTGACGGCGGGAGAAGAGACCGAGGACGAGGATGCCGACGACGACGTCGTCGAACAGGAAGGCGCGGCCGGAGACCCGGCGCCGGCGGAGAAAAAGAAGCGAGGTGCGAAGCTCCCGAACAGCACGACGGTGGTGCTGCACGTGCCGCGCGAGCAGTGGGAAGCGCTGCCGCAGGCGAAGCGCTCGAAGCTCACGCAGTACCCGTTCTACTGGGCCGCCGGCGGCGGCGAGGCGTACATCGAGAGCAACCCGATGGCCTGGCTGAACGCCAAGTCGCTCATGAACATGGCGAAGCGCTTCGGGCTCGAGTGCACCGTGCACGCCGTGGCGCCGAAGGGCGACGTCGCCAGCGGGGCCGCGACATGAGCGTCGACGCCCTCGTTGCCGTCCCTGTCGAGATCACGCTCGCCGAACTGCTTCGGCAGCATCGGTCGACCGGCCAGGCATGCACGCATGCCGCCTGCGCCGCGATCAAGTCCGTCGAGGTCGGGCAGCTCATCGCCACGACGATCTTCCAGGGGCCGAACGCCACCGTCGAGCAGCGCACGCAGATCGCCGGCCTGGCGGTGCTGCAGCTGGTCGACGTGCTCGACTTCTTCGGCCTCGACGCCGGCCCAGTGCTCGAGCGCGCGATGCAGATCGCGATGCGGCGCGAACTGCGAGCCCACTCCATTCAGCCGCCGGCGCCGCCGGCAACGAGGACACCATGACTGCACCGTCGCCGTACCAAGAGATCCCGCTCACCGCGCTGGTCGAGTCGCCCTTCAATCCACGCAAGACGTTCCCCGCGGCCGCGATCGCCGAGCTTGCGGCCGACCTGAAACAGCACGGGCAGTTGCAGCCAATCCTCGTGCGTCTCGAGCCCGTGTCGGGCGAGGGCTACGAGATCGTGTTCGGCCATTGCCGGTTTCGGGCGGCGCAGGTGGCAGGACTGAAGTCGCTGCTCGCGACCGTCCGGAAGCTCTCCGATCAGGAAGCTCTCGAGATGCAACTCGTGGAGAACTCGAAGCGCATCGAGATCCACCCGCTCGAGGAGGCCGAAGGCTACGAGGTCCTGCACACGAAGCACCGCCTGTCGGTCGAGGAGATCGCGGCGAAGGTCGGCAAGGCGCCGTCGACGGTCTACGCGCGGATGAAGCTCTGCGCGCTGTCCAAGCCCGCGCGCAAGGCGTTCTACGAGGGGTGGCTGACGCCGGCGACGGCGTTGATGGTCGCGCGCCTACCGACGCCCGAGCTGCAGCAGCGGCTGCTCGATGCGATCGAGGAGGAAACCGACGTCGACGGGGACACGGTCACCCCGCCAGCGACCTGGCTGGTGCGGCGGATGCTCGACAGGGGCTTCCTGCTCGGGTTGAAAGACGCTCCGTTCGACCGCGGTGACGGGACGCTCGTGCCGAAGGCTGGGGCGTGCACCACGTGCCCGAAGCGCACGGGCAACCAGGCCGAGCTGTTCGCTGACGTGAAGAGCCCCGACACGTGCACCGATCCGGCGTGCTTCGGCGCGAAGCGCGACGCGGCGTGGGCGAAGAAGGCGGACGCGGCGCGCGCGAAGGGTCTCAAGGTACTCTCCGACGCGGAGGCGAAGAAGGCTTTCCCGTACAGTTCGTCACTCGAGAGCAGGTCCGGGTTCCTCGACCTGGACCAGACCGACTACGCCGACAACAAGCGGCGCACGTACCGGCAGATCCTCAAGGGGCAGCTGCCGCCCGTGACGATCGCGCGCGACTCGAGCGGCCGCGTGCACGAGTTGGTCAGGCAGACCGACGCGAACAAGCTGCTGCCGAAGAACAAGGCCAACACCTTCGCCGACGACCAGAAGCGCCGGCAGCAGAAGGCTCGGGCGGAGAACCTGGCACTCTCGATCGCGCTCGCCGGCATCGTCCGCGCGTGCGAGAAGCGCGAGCCCTCCGACGCGTTCTGGCGAGTGCTCGGCCAGGGGATCCTCGAGACGAGCTGGAACGACACGCACAAGGAAGTCTGCCGGCGGCGTGCGATCGAGATCCCGAAGGCGAAGGGCTACCAGCGCGACCCGGCGGAGAAGGCGCTCAACGCCGAGTTGCAGCGGCTCAAGGGCGGCGAGCTGCGGGCACTCGTGCTCGAGCTGGCGATCTCGCGCAAGGCAGGCCCGTGGAATTCCGCGAAGGCCAACAACGGGAGCGCGTTCGGCGCGGCGTGCGCGCTGTTCGGCGTGAAGCTCGATGAGGCGCGCAAGCAGGTCGCCGACGAGGCGAAGTCCAAGGCGGCCGCGAAGAAGAAGCCGAAGCCGCCGGCGAACAAGACCACGAAGAAGCCGACTGCGGCGAAGACGGCGAAAGTCCGCACGTGCGGCTATTGCGGGTGCACCGACACGACGCCGTGCGTGTCCAAGCAGGGGGAAGCGTGTTCGTGGATCGCAGCCGATGTGTGCTCGGCGTGCGAGGGCGAGGCGGAGTGATGTTCCCGCTCATCCAGATCTCGAACGACGCGCACAGGGAGCTTCGCAGGGCGATGCTGCTCGACGTCCTCATCGCGACCGAATGGAATCTCACGCACGCCGCCGAACTCCTGAAACTCTCGGGCGCGGCAGGCGTGCTCCGGGAGATCACGATCCTCGGTCTGAAGAGCGAATACCTTGCGGCACGTCGCTCTGGCGTGATCGTGGTCGGCGGTCACCGCAAACGCGTTCTGCGGCCGCCCGTCGGCGCAAGCTTCGTCAGCCGATGGAGCGACGGTGTTTCAAGAGTCCTGCGAGCCAGCGTTCTGCGCGCCGTGCTCGAGCATCACGCGTGGAATCTTACTCGCGCGGCTCAGACGCTCGGGCTCGCAGGCCCGGCGAGCGTGATGCGGATGCTGGGGGATGCGGGCCTCTCGGCAGAGTACCAGCGCGCCCGGCGAGATGGACGCGTTTCGCGATCGAGGCGTTCCGATGGCCGCCTGTAGATCCTGCGGTGCTGCCGTTCGTTGGGTCCGCTTCCGCGACTCACGGAAGATCAATCCGATGAACCCAACGCCGGACCCAGCGGGCAACCTCGGGATCGTCCGCGGGCAGAATCTCGAGCCGGTGTGCACGATCCGCCCCGGCGATCGCTACCTCGGCGCGGCACTGGGCACGTGGACCACCGCAGGCCAGTCGATCAGCATGATCCTGGAGGCTCCGCCGGGCGCGATGCGCTGGGTCAAGCGAGGTCCACGATGACCGGCCCCGCAGGCTACGACCTCGTGCTCGACGATTGTGGTGATGGTTGGTATTCGATCATCGACCAACGGACCCACCTATCGCCGTGCTGGGAGTCGATCGAGGGAACCCTCGTCGAGATGGTCGAGCTTGGATCGGCGATCGAGGCTCGGAGTGCGTACCGCGCCAAGCGGTGCGCCGTCGAGACGATCACCGAGGCCGGCCGCACCCTCGTGCGACTGTGGAGTCCGCGCAACTCGCGCGGAGACGTGCGCCTCACGATCGAACAGGCGAGCGCGCTAGCGCGGTCGATCCGGCAGGTGGCCGCCGAGGTCGCGGCGAGACTGGAGGCGGGCGATGTCGGCTGACCCCTCCGACCGCCGCGCCGCGTACGACGCGATGTGGCGAGTGATCGAACACCTCAACGCCGCCGAGTCCGCGCTCGACGACGCAAAGGCACTGCGCGTCGTCAACTCGATCGACGCCGACGACCCGACGATTCACAGGCTCTTTGCTGCGATCGAGCGCGCCCAACGCTACGCCCACCGGATGCGCCACGCAGCGGCAGCGCAAGTGCTGTGGGACGTCGACGTGCCGGAGAAGAAGCGGGGGAGACGTCGGCCATGACCCGCCGTCCCGGCCCACGATGGTCCGCCGTCGACGATGATCGGCTGCGATCTCTATGGCGCGAGAAGACGCTCGAGCAATTGGCAGAACTGCTCGGTCGGACGCCCTGCGCCATCTACCGACGCGCGTCTCGCTTCGGGCTTCCGAGCCGCTCACAAGGCTTCGTCTCGCTCGCAGCCGCGGCGATCGAGACCGGGTATGATCCGCGTTCGCTGCGTCGGATTCTTCGTGAGGCCGGCGTCGCAATGGTGCGCAGGACATCGTTTCGGACGCGACGGAACGGGCGAGCACAGCTCCTCGTCGATCGATTCGCCGCTCGTTGGGCAGTCGAGGCACGAGGAGCGACGGAAACAGTCGGGTCAGCCGCTCGGCGTCGAGGCATCTGCATCGCCACGATGCACAGCTGGCTGCGCGCGGCAGGCGTGCTCCGGGATCACAGACATAAGGGCGCACGGCATCGGATTCCGACCGATGTGATCGACGCGATCGTGGCGCAGCGGAGACACACGTCATGATCAAGTGGTCTCTTTGCGTGTCTCATCGCCGACGGTACAACGACCACAAGCCGTGCCCCGAATGCACGGCGAGCGCACTGTGGGGCGCGCGCGCGATCAATTACGACCTCGATCGACGCATCGATGCGATTCGCGAAGCGGCCGACGACTTGGAACGCTCGTCCATTGCGCTGCTTGGCGCCACGGATGGAGACGTCGTGCCGGCTCGGATCGGTGCGCTCGTGGGCGCGATCCGCGAGTGCGTGATCGAGATCCAGCGAGCGACGGCCGCCGAATGGCAGCCGCATGTCCGACTCTCTCACACCCGCGTGCTGCGGGCGATCGTGCTCGGCACGGACGGAAGGCGTGGCCCGAAAGAACTCGAGCCGGTGAATCCGCGATGACCCGCCCGCCGCTCACGCCGCTCGACGACCTCGCCTCGCGCCTGGAGTGCGCGTATTGGCGTCAGCCGTGGTCGCCGGGGCACTGGCACTCGCTCTCCGAGCGCGCGCGCGAGGGCTGGCGACGAGTCGCCGAACACGTGCTCGCGGGATGGGTGCGTCGATGACCGCTCCCCTCCCCCATGTGCAGAAGTGGCTCGGCGTCGACGACGTGCAGGCGGCGCTCGGATGCAGCCGATCGCTCGCGTACGAGCACCTGCGACGCGCGGCCGGGCGCGAGCGTGGGGCGAGAGGGTTCTTGCGTGTCCCGGCCGACCGGTGGCAACAGTATTCGCGGCAGCTCGAGGAGGCGATCCGATGCGGCTCTATCGCCGAGGTTCGGTCTGGTGGTGTTGGTTCTACGACGCGTCGGGCGCGCGGCAGTGCCGCTCGACCCGCTGCCATGATCGACGAGCGGCCGAGTCTGCGGCTCGTGGGCTCGAACGAGCCGCCCAAGATCCGGCCCGCGCAGCGCGGCGGTCGACGACCCTAGCAACGCTCCTGCAGACCCTCGTCGATGCACGACACGAGCAGGCCGTCGCTGGCGTCCGCAGTCACGCCACGGTGAAGTTCTACGCTGGCTGCGCCGCTCAGTGGCTCCGCGTGCTCGGCGGGGACCTTCCGGCCGCGCAACTCGACGCAGCGACGATCGACGGCTACCTGTCGCAGCGACGTCGCGAGCGCACGAGCGAGCACACGATCGCGAAGGAGCTGACGACACTGCGGTCGGCGCTGCGCTTGGCGCTGCGACGCGGGACCTGGTCGGGCGCGATCGACGCGGTGATGCCGGCGCGTGTCGAGAGCGGCTACCGTCCACGGACGCGCGCGCTCACGCTCGCCGAGGCCCAGAGACTTCTCGGCGCCCTCGAGCCCGACCGAGCCGCGCGCGTGGCGTTCATCCTCGCGACGTCGGCACGGTGGGGCGAGACGTGTCGAGCCGAGCGCGGCGACGCCCGCGGCGATCGCGTGCACCTCCGCGGCACGAAGACCGAGCTGTCGGACCGCGAGGTTCCGATCGTGTCACCCGAGCAGTCCGCGATGCTCGCGTTCGCGCTTGAGCATGCCGGCGGCCGTGCACCCCAGCTCTTCCGCTCGTGGTCCAACCCGATGCGCGACCTCGAGCGCGCGTGTCGGCGTGCGGGATGCGTCGCGCGTCGATGCCCTGCCGCGATCGCGAAGCACTGGCAGTGCGATCGCGCCGAGTGCGCGGACGCGGCGATCACGCGGTGCACACCGAACGACCTGCGACGCACGTGCGCGACCTGGCTGCGTCACGCGGGCGCGCCGCTCGAGTTGATCGCACCCGTCATGGGACACCGCACGACGACGATGCTGCAACTCGTCTACGCGCGACTGTCGACCGACGCGCTCGCGTCACGACTCGCTGCGACGATCGACTGTAGCGCCGGTGTAGCAGTCTCGGTGGACTCGGCAGCACTCCATGGACTCCCTGGACTGACGGAAGCTGGAAACGCCGAGAAAAACAGTGGGACCTCAGGGGATCGAACCCTGGACCAACGGATTAAAAGTCGCGCGATCTGGCTGCCCAAGCCTGCGTCGCCGTTGGCGAAACCACGTGAGACGAGAGCCGCTGTAGCAGATGTGAAGCAGCGAACGCGGCGCCGGGTCGTGAAATGACGAAACGCCCGCCCCCCGAAGGGAGCGGGCGTACGGGTCGATCGGCGAGCGCCACCAACCGGTGAGGCTCAAGAGTACGTGAGCGAGCGAGTCGCGTCGAGAGCTACGGCGCCCCCGTCGGCGCCGGCGTCCCGGCCCTCGTCGAGACGCGGTCGACCAGGCGCATCGCGTCGGTCGGGTCGTAGCCGCGCAGCCTCGGGCAGCGGCAGAGGCCGCACCGGAAGCGCGAGACGGCGCCGAGCCAGGTGCCGCAGACCTCGTAGCTGCGGGCGAGCGCCCGTGCAGCGTGGTCGGGTGTGCCGGCCGTGTGCCGGCGCGTGCGCGAGATCGGGGCGCCCCACCCGCCGCCCTCGCCGACGTCGCATCCGAGGTGACTCTCGGCGAAGCCGATCACGAGCAGGATCACCGGCGGCACGCCGTGGTCGCGCTCGCCGGCCTCGGCCGCGGCGATGATCACATCCCGGCGGGACTCGATGCACGCGGACTGCGGCCCGCGCAGGAGCGAGAGCAGGGCGACGAGCAGGCGGGCGACCATCAGTCCCCCGGCCGACTGGCCCAGAGACCGTGGGCGTGTCCGGCGTGCTCGAGCGCGGCAACGGTCGCGGGCCCCGCGATCCCGTCGACGCCGATGCCGAGCTGCGCCTGGCGCACCCGCCACGTGTCGATGTCGCCGCCGTGCATCATGTCCATGGCCTCGTAGCCGGCGTCGACCAGGCGCTCGAACGGCCAGTCGGTGGGATCGCCCACGCCGCGCTGGATCGTCTGGTTGCGATGGCCGTAGATCCCGACGAGCGATGCGCCACCCGGATCGGTGCCGGGCTTTTCGTGCAGTCGTGGCGTCGAGACGACCTTGTGCAGCCGCGGGAACACGTCTCGCTGCGCGCCCTGGCCGGGCACGAACGGCACCTGCCGCTGGATGCGCAGTTCGCGCGTGAGCACGTCGAGCACGCGCACGAGCACGTCGAGCTGCCCCATCCAGAGCGAGCCGTCGGACTCCTGCACCAGCTCGATGCCGATCGTGAGGCGGTTGACGCCCCCGGCGTGCCAGCTCGCGCGGCGCAGCGGGTCGTTCGACACAGCGACACTCCCGTCGGTGTCGACGGTGTAGTCCCACGAGACGTCGCGGGGCGTGCGCGCCTGGTACTGCGCGTACCAGACGTCTCGCTGCGACGGTGGACCGAGTCCGGCGCGCAGCGTGCCGCCACGCTTGCCATGCACCGTGTGCAGCACGATCGCGCGAATCCACGGGCCGTCGGCCGCGTCACGCTTCGGGCCGACCGGACGGCGACGGAGCCGGTAGCCATCCGTGGCCTCCGGGATCCGGTCGTCGTCGAGGTAGGAGTGCACGTCGACGCCGGGCACCGGCACGACGCGGCCGTCGAGGATGAGGCCGCTCACGACGCGCACCACGGCGCAGCGTCGAAGCGGTCGGGATCGTCGAGCATCATCGCCCGACCCCGAGCTGCCGGAGCAGCTCGACCGCCGTCTGCCCCGCGTCGGTGAGGGCGACGCCCTGGGCGACCTGCGTCGCGCCGACCTCGAGCAGACCGCGAGCGAGCGCGATCTCGCCGTCGTTGAGCGCGTAGCCGCCCTCGAGTGGTTGGACGAGCGGCTCGAGCGACGTCGGCAGCGGCTCACCGATGCCGATCACGGTCGCCTCGAGGCCCGCGACGTACGCCTCGGCTTCGAACCGCACGCGCGCCTCGCCCTGAGTGAGGTACAGCCACCCGAACCCGAATCCACCCGGCAGGTCCCTGTCGGTCGGTCCTGCGACGCCGTCGCCGCTGCCACGCCAGAACTGCCGGACGTGTTGGCACTCGTGCGTCACGACCTCGACGAGAGCGCGAGGGTCGTCCCACATCGAGTCGGGCAGGTAGATCATGGGCCCGATCGTCGTGGCGTAGCGCGTGAGGAACTCGTCGGTCGACGGGAGACGCGCGCCGAACAGACGGGCGGCCTCGAGCGCGGCCGCGACGAGCTTCATCTCGATCGCGTCGCTCTTTCGAACGAGTCGAGCGTGGAACCGCTCGGCCATCTGCCGAGCGAACTGCATCGCGAGAACGAGCGAGATCATCGCGCACCTCCATCTGCCGTCGACGACGTCGTCACTGCAGCAGAACCGTCCCCGACCGCGGGAGACTCGACCGGCCCCTCGGGCAGACACGCCGCCGCGCGCACACACGCGTAGACGTCGTGCCCGAACGGGCTGCGCGTGTAGCAGCACACGAGGCCAGCACTCGCACAGGTCCTCGGCGACGCCGGCGCCCAGCGCTGCGACTGCGAGCACACGTGTGGCCGGTCGCCGTTGCACGACTGCGCGCCTGGCTGACACAGGTCGACGGGAGGCAGTCTCGGGCATCCCGCGAGCACACCGAGTCCGAGGGCGAGCAGGAGCGGCAGCGGGGGCGGCCGCGGTGTCGCACTCTTGCGCGCGATCGCGTCGGCCTTCGGCACACCGGCGACAATCTGATAGCCGGCGGCAGCGGCCGCGGTGCGGAGGTCGACGCCCCACGCGATCAGCACGCGCACGAGCCCCACCAGGCGAGGCCACGAGCGCTCGATCGTGTCGCGGCGAGCCTGTGGGAGAGCGCGCCAGAACAGCGAGAAGAACGCTCCCCACGCGGCGAACTCGGCGCCGAGACGATACGCGAGCTGCGTGTAGGCGGACAGGTGCGCCAGCGCCATCAGGCGCTCGAACAATGCGGTCAGCAACATGGTGGAACCTCAGTCGGTGGAGTCGGCCAGGCGGATCCTCGCGAGCGTCGCGAGCTGCCGGACGTGGGGAATCGAGAGGTGCTCGCCGAGACGCCGCAACTCGGCGCGCAGGTCGAGCGCGGAGGGCGTGGGCGTGAAGCCCTGCTCTTGGAGCTTCGCCTCGGCGACGCCGTAGGCGCGCTTCACGCGGTCGAGGTCCTGCGTGGTGAGCACGCCGCGGGCGATGGAAACGACGAGGGACATCAGGCGGAGAACGGCGGGTTGACGATATCGATCTGGTCCCAGCCGATCGGGTCGAGCACGTTGTCGCCCTCCCACTGGTACTGGAGCCACCCGACCTCGGTCATCGTGATGTCGGCGTGGTAGTCGCCCGTGGAGTCCTTCACGATCGTGCCGTCGCCGTCGCCGGCCGGGTAGATGTACGTCGCCTCGTAGAGACGCTGGCCGCTGCGCGGAACGACGAGCCCGACGCGGAGCTTCACGATCGACGGATCGTACTTGTTGCCCGACTCGTCCTTGAATGACGCCGTCACGCGAGCGGGCTTGTTGACCGGGACTCTGGCCATGGATCAATTCGAACGTCGTGAGCGAGCGGCGATCTCTGCGGTGAGTGCGTCGTCGCCGGTGACGGTGACGGATCGGCGATTCGTCGCGCCAATCGTCAACGACCGCTGCTGCGCGATCGCGACGGTGACCGATCGACGGGAGGCGACGGCCACGGTGACCGTCGGGGCGAGCGGTTGCTTGCCCGTGACGGTGAGCGCAGCGGCAACCGTCGCGTGCCCGGTGCTCGTCGTTGCGAACGCGCGAGCGAGCGTGACGGACGCCGCGACGGTCGCGTTGCCCGCACTCAGCGCGGCCAGGGCCCTCGCGACCGCGATGGCTCCTGCGACGGTCGTGGAGCCCGCGCTCGCCGCAGCGAGGCCACGTGTGACCGAAACGGCCGCCGAGCATGTCGCCGCGCACGTCGCCGTCGCTGCCAGTGATCGAGCGACCGCGATGGCTGCCGAGACGGAGCAGACGCCCGCGGACGTCGCGGCGAGCGCCCTGGCGGCGCTCAGTGCGCCGGAGACGGTCGACGTGCCTGCGCTCGAGCACTGGAGCGCGACCGCGAGCCTGAGAGCGCCAGATGCGGTCGACGCTCCCGCAGGTGCCACTGCGAGTCCGCGTGTGACGGAGAGCGCGCTCGCGGCCGTACAGACGCCGGCCGTCGTCGCTGCGAGCGATACTGCCGATCCGCTGGCGGCCTTGAGCGCCAGCCTGTAGGGCGTCGTCGCGCTCGATGGGAGCTTGTCGGTCTGGGCAACGCCGACCTCGCTGCGCGCCGTCCACCCCGTCTGCCTGGCAGACGGGGTGACCCAGCGCTGACCGGGGACGGTCCCGACGAGCGCCACGGATCACCCCCAGCCGACTTGCAGGTGCCCGCTCACCGTGGCGGCCGTCGCCGCCGCCCAGAATCCGCCATGCGCGAGACACGCACCGTCGTAGATCCTCTCCAGCCCGGCCAACTGCATCACGAAGTCGAGCATCACCGGCACGCCTGCCGTGCCCGTGAGCGGGAACCACGCGATCGGGTGCATCAGCACGAACGCAAGCGTGCCGGTGTTCGCGCCCGAGCACGTGAAGTCGTTGATCAAGCGCACTCCGCCGTCGCCGGCCGCGAGCTGCATGAACGGGCCTGCGGTCAGCGTCGCACCGGACGCGGACGGATGGACGATGCGCGCACCGAGCGTCGCCGTCGGCGCAGCGGCCGAGACGATCACGTTGTTGGGTGCCGTGGTCGGAATCGACTGGAGTGTGTTGCCGTCCTGATCGGTGTACCGGAGCTGCGTAAACGTCGATGCCGTCGCGCCCAGCGCCGTCTGGCAGGTCGTCATGACCTTGAGCGCAGGCTGCCCGGCGCTGATGTAGCGCTGCGCGGCCACGCCGTTCGTCATCGTCTGGTTCGACGTCGAGAAAGCACACGCCTCGTACGTGAGGACCCTGTCGTAGACGAATAGGAGCGTCGGCTGCGCGGCCGACGACAGGCCGTATCCGTAGAGCACGTGCTTCGTGTCCGTCGACACGTTGCCGTGGCACCACATGGCCCCTGTGCTCGTGTCGCTCCACTGCGTCGCAACGCGCGCTGCGCCGGGATACGTGCCAGCGACCGGAGTCCCGCCAACGGGCCACAGGTCGTACCAGTTCGACGCGACGGGCGCTGTCGTCGCGCCCTTCGACCAGTGGACGCGATACATCTTCCCCGCGTTGCTGGTCTCGGCGATCAGGTCGTCGTACGTCGTGAAGCCGCACTGGAGCGGGTGCGCTCGATCGCCGGGCCGCGCCGGTGCCCACATCGGCCGACGATCACGTGCCCACCACGGTGCGCCGCAGACCCACGCCGCGACCTTGCCGCGAGGGTCGAGCACCGGCATCACGCGATCGACTGCACGCGCGCCCAACAGCGCCATGCGGATGCGTGCGTCCTGTTGGCTCGGCGACTCGCGACGGATCGGGCGGTGCTGTGACGCGAGCTGCACTCAGTCCTCCGTCACGTCGATGTCGCCGATCGCGAACGACGCCGTGTCCCCGCTGTTCACAGCCTTCGAGACCGCGAGGTCGGCCCAGTACAGCATGTTGCCGCCGCTCGACGCGTCGAAGATCGCGAACGCGACGCACGTGCCCCAGTTCGCCGACGCCGTCGGGAACGTCACGGCCGTGCCATTCGACTTCAGTCCGCCGCTCGACGCGGGCCAGTTCGTGTTGTTGTTGGTGACGGCTACGCGAGCGTAGCTGCCGCCCGTGACCTCGGTGCCGCCGCCGGCGTCGGTGGGTGCAACCGCGAACAGCGCCACGTATACCGTCGCGGGGCGCGTGTAGTCGCCGCCGCCGAGCACGTGGTCGTTGATCTTGTCCTCGAGGTAGTTGGACTTCGATCCGGCCATGTCAGCTCCTCACGGGGGTCGGCACGTTGTGTCGGCCGGTGGGCTCTCGATCGTGCTCACGCTCGACCGCGGTCAGCCGGACGTCCATCGTCGCCTGCGTCGTACGCAGGTCGTGGATGTCGCTGAATCGAGTCTCGAGCGAGGTCAGCCGCTCGATGGCGTTGTCGAGCTTGTTCGTGAGCGTCGTGATGCGCACGACGAGGGTGATGAGCGCTCCGAGCGCGGCGAGGAACAGCGTCGCCGCGATCCCCACGAGCCACGCTGGCACGGAGATGGCCTGGGCGACGAGCATCATCCGACCACGGGCTCCTCGACCGCGACAGCCTGGATCGTCACGTTGACCACGCGCGCCCGCAGCGGTGCCGGGAGCGCTGTCTCCACGTCGTCGACCACGAGCACCTGCCGCGCGAGCGTGTCGGTCTCGGGGTCGCGATGCCGGAGCGAGTACACTCCCGGCACGACCCGCCCGTCGCTCGCGCGGTAGCAGGGCGTCGGGTAGCCGAGTGCGGTGTTGATCGCGTCCTCGTCGCCGGCTTGGAGGACGATGGCTCTCATGGCGTCACCGCCACGCCCCACCTGGCACCCAGGGCCTGCCTGATGCGCGAGCGATCGTCCGATGACAGTCGACGCGACCACATCGCAACATCGAGCTGTGCGCCGGGCGTGTAGACCCCAGAGTCGCGACCGAGGTAGCCGGCCGGGATCTTCGTCGTCGTGCTGTTCGCGGCGTCGGTTGCCTCGACACCGTTCAGCGCAAGCGCGCGGCCCGTGCCGTCGACAGCCAGTTCTGCGATGAATGGTTGCCCCGCCGTGATCGCATTGCTCGTCAGTAACGAGCCGATCGAGGCTGTGTTTTGGAACAGGAACAGTTTCCCCGTCGAGGCCTGGATGCCCCAGAACGTGAGTGTTCCACCGCCCGGGGCGACCAAGTGCCGGTTGCTCCACAGTGCGCGCTGCGAAGAGAAGTCGGAGACCTTCGCGGCTGCGAACAGCGTGTACGCGCTCACCGTATTTTCGACGGCGTTTGTCAGGTGGTCGTCCGTCGAGTCGGTCGTGAACTGCGGGCGTCCGAGCGGACCACTCGTCGGCTGCCACTGGGGCATCGCCGCATCCGCAGCCTGCGTGAAGTGGTTCGCGTTCGTTGTCCGATCGCGCCGCTGTGCAGTGCGGTTCTGTGTCAGTCGGTAGTTGTACGCCCGGACCGATCGCGAGGAGCCCGTGTAGCTCGTCACGTTGTCGGCGCTGCCCATGCCGACGTCGCAGTTGGAAGCGCCGGCTGTGGACGTGAATGCCATCGAGCAGCGAATCCAGCCGTTCGGAAGCCGAGCAATCGAACCGGTCGCGTTGTTCTGGAATCCGACGGTGAGCGTCTGGATGTTGAAGAAGACGTACTTGCCGTTGTAGCACTGCATCCAGATCCACGGGCAGTCGGCGTACAGCAAGTCGATCTCGGCGACGGTCGAGAGTCCGCCTACGTACGTTGCGCCGACCGATTCGCGCAGGTAGTGGAGACCCGTCGACGTGTCCTCGACCAGCGTGTCCGCGCTCGTGCCGCCTTCGCTGTCCGCCGCACCGTGCGTGACGCTCGTCATCCCGGTCTTGACCCATGATGCCTGGGAGAGGTCCTTCGGGTTCGCAACTGTCGGCTGCGCGAGCGTGGCGAGCCGCGAGTCGTCGCTGAGCCACAGCACGCAGCCGCCGAGGTCGGAGGCCTCGAGGCCGTACTCCTCGGCGAGCCCGGTGGCGATGATCGAGTCGAGCATGGGCGCTCAGGTGATCGGGCCGCGCAGCTTGCAGGTCGTCGCCGAGGCGGCCTTCACATAGAGGTTCAGGAACGATCCTGGGGCGACCGTGAACACGACCTCGCGGCTGATGTCCGTCGGCACCTCGGGCGCGCCTCGCGTGGAGCCCGTGCTGCTCCCGTTGTCCTCGGCGAGCTTGCCGGTGCCGTAGGCCTTGCCGGCAATCGGCGTGCCTTGGACGGCCGCCGCGAAGTCGCCCGCCGCCGGCGCGGACTCATCTATGTGGAGGCTGCCCGTGTCGTTGGTCGCGACGCGCGTGCAGTAGTAGACCTGAATCGCGCTGCCCTCGAGCACCCACGTGCCCGCCGTCAGCGTGACGACGCGCCCCGCGCTTGTGTTGTCAACGGTGAGGATCCAGACGCGGCGGTTGCGGTGGCCTCCGCCGAGGCGATGTGCATAGCGAGTGGGGTCCATGTCACCAGTCCCGTTCGTTCTTCCAGATCAGCAGCTCGGCGATGTCGAGCGTGCCCGTGTTGCCCTGCGACCAGAGGCCGAGGCCGAACTTCCCCGACGTGCGCAGCGCGGTCTTCCGGCGCTGCTGGAACGCGCCGTAGTAGAAGGGCTGCCCGCCGTAGGTGTACGTGCAGTACCCGGTGCTCGAGTCGATGAACACCTCGACGTGCAGCGGCGAGTACTCGTAGGACGCGTCCGTCTGCCGGGCGGAGAACGTCGTGAAGTTCTCGGCCGTGCCATCGAGATCGCTGTCGAACGATGCGCCGCCGGCGGAGGCATTGCCGACTCCGAACCACGTGAAGCCCGACGCGGGATCGAGGTTCCAGCAGATGCCGACGCGCTGCGAAGCGCCCTGGCCCGTGCCCCAGTTCGCGCGCATCTCGATGCGGAAACGGCCGGTCAGCGAAAGCGCCGGCGTCGTGATCGGGATCACGGAGGGGTTCGACGTGTTCGCCGTGAAGCGGACGTACTTGCGACCCGCGGTGTCCGTGCCCGTCGTGACCGCCGGCGGCGATCCGGACGACGCGCGCGGCGTGCCGAAGGCGGCCGTCGACGTCGGGTCGAGCCGAAAGTGGAACGGCGAGAGACTCGAGCCCGGGACGAACTTGCCCGTGACCGAGTCGTAGATCAGCGCCTGGCCCGCCACGGCGCCCGACGGATCGATGGTCTTCCCATCGATGTCGAGGACGCTGAGGCCTCCCGCGTTCTTCTTGTGGCGAATGGCCATCGTCAGCTCACGGTGCGAATCGGAAGGAAACTCCACCCTCAGGGGCGGTTGCGCGTGGCGGGCGCGCGACGCACCCTCGACGCATGCGAATCATCTGGGGCCTCGTAGCTGCCTGCGCAGCCGGTGGCTGCGGCACGACGGGAGCGACGGACGTGACGACGAACGACGCGAGCGTCGAGATCGCGACGGACGCGAACGTCGACGTCGTCGACGCGTCGACCGACACGCCGACGCCACTCGACGCTACCGACGTCGTCGATGAGGCCTGGCGGTACCCCGACGGCGCGTATCGGTGCTCGCCACCGTGCTTCGCGGGCGAGACCTGCGGCGCCGATGGGTTCTGCCACCGTGCCGACGCCGGCGACGTTCCGTCGGACCGATGCGAACGCACCTGCTACCAGGACAGCGACCGCGACACGTTCGGCGATCGCACGCGACCCGTGATGGTCGTGTGCGGCGCAGCGTGCCCCGACGGGACGGTCGACAACGCCGACGACTGCGACGATTCGAACCGACTCCGTCGACCGGGCTACCCGCTCGAGCGGTGCGACGGCGTCGACGACGACTGCGACGGCTTCGCGGACAACAACCCTCGCGAGCCGACGTTTCCGCCCCCGATGAGTCCGAGCCCGGAGCACTACAACTGCTTTGCCGACGCGATGCGCCTGGGGTTGCTGGTCGGCGATTCGGTCGCCGCCTGCATCTATCCGGGCGTCGACATGCGCGTCGGAACCTGGCGCATCTTCCTCTACGCCTCGATCACTGCTCCGACCTGCATGGTTTGCAGCCCATCGGGACGCGCGTGCTCGTGCTTCAACTCGATGGGGTTGGTCCCCTGTCGGTGACTACCCGAGGAACTGGTCCGTCGCCTCGATGTCGATGACCCACTCGTCCGGCGCGCCGGCGTTGTCGAACTTGATCTCGAGTGCGCCCGTGGATGAGTTCGCGCGAAGATAGATCGGCGTCGGCGAGCCGCCGCTCGTCCAGAAGTCCGCGCCGTCGGTGCCGGTCATCCGCGAGCCGGTGTCGAGGTCGCTCGTCGGCGCGCCCGCGGCGGTCACCGCATGCGGGGCCGTGCCCGCCGGTGTGAGCTTGACCACGCGCGCTCGGACCAGGCGGCCGCGCCAGTCGCGCGTCGTGTCGAGCTTGTAGTAGTTCGCCGATCCGGTGACTTGCCGGATTGTGAAGACGCATCGCGCACCGGCGCCGCTTCGCTCCGTGGTCTGCGTCGCCGAAGCCACGACTCCCGAGCTGTTGACCACCGACGTGAACCCTTGGTGCCGTCGCAGTCGTTGGTCGGCGATCCACGAACCGGGCCAAACCTGCGCGATCCTGCCAGTGCCGGCGCCGCCCAGTGCATAGCCATGCGTGAGCGCGCCGCCCACGAATGGATGCGCGAGTCGGACCTCGGCGAGGGCCACGTACCAAGCCGTCGACGTGTCCGACGGGAGGGAAGGCACCGGCGCGCCGCCGCCCTCGGAACCCACTTGGATCCCGAAGGAGATCGCGACGTCCTTGTAGATCGTGATCGACTGCGTCGACACGATACCGGTCGTCGGGTCCTTGACCTTGCGACTCGCGGTCGTGCCCGAGCGCTGGATCAGCGCGTAGAGCACATCGCAGCGGTTGTTCGCCGAAGTGTTGCCGAAGACGGTGCTCTCGAACTCGGTGAGTCGGGCGCCGGCGAGAATCACGTCCGCGACGTCGGGCGCGACGATGTCTTTCGCGCCGACGATGAGCTGGAACGGGCGGACCTTCGCCTTGCCCGCAGTACCGCTCGGGTACACGAGCTGCCGCGGGTTGACGCTGGCGGTCTCCTCGACGAGGGGAAGCACGCGCTTGCCGTACGTCGAAGCGCCGGCAGCGCCAGGTGGCACGAGAGCGCGCAGGATCAGGTCGTCGGCCGCGGCGGCCGCGTCGGCAGCGCGCTGCAGCTCCGGCGTCACGATGCCTTCGCCGTCGGTCCAGTTCTTCAGGGGTCCTGACATGGGATTCTCACGCAGCGTTCAGCAGGAAGGGGTCGTAAAGTCCGAACCAGACGACGCCGCCGCCACGACGGGCCTCGATCTCCGAGGCGATGCGCTCGAGGAGCAGGTCGGCAGCGCGGAAGGCGTAGACGAACACCGTCGACGTCGATCCGACGAAGTCGAGGATGGTGCTCGAGTCGTTCGGCGCCGCGAAGGCGCTCGCGTCGGCACCGGGATCGCCGGGCAGGACGATCCAGAACAGCGCCCTGGCCGTCACGGGCACGGCGTAGAGGCCGTATCGATTCGATGATCGGGTCGAGTCCGTCGGCCACAAACGGCCCGTTGCAGGCTGCAGCCAACACTCCCACGGCCCGTTGTCGTTCGGGGCGGCGAACATCGCGTCGATCGCGGGCTCGAGGAAGAGCACCTCGTCGACGCCTTCCTCGGAGGCGATTGCCTCGACCGCCTCGCGAATCGCGGTGGGCGAGACGACGTCGGGCGGATTGAGCAACCGGGCGCGGTACTGCCCGTCGGACTCGCCTGGCACCTTCGCACGACGGAACTCGACGCCCCACGCCTCGAGCCACACACCCTCCGCGCATCGCGGCGACCCACCCGCGGCGAGCAGTTGGCCGATGCGAGCCCACAGGTGGTTCCCCATCGCGCGCCAGGCGGCGAGCAGGCCGTCGCGCACGGGACTCGACAGTTCGCGTGCCCAGCCCGGGAGCAGCTCGAGCATCGCGTCGAGCGTCGGCGCCGGCCGGTCGCTCGCATCGAGGACCAGCTCGTCGTTGTCCTGCTCGAGCGCGACCGAGTTGTCGGTCGGCAGAAGCATCAGAACTCGGCGCCGAAGCCCGTGAAGAGCACGTTGCCCTTGACGTCGAGCTTGCCGAGCACGACGTCGCCGACGCCCGCGACCTTCAGCCGCCCGGTGCCGGAATCGAGCGCGACGTCCTTCGACGTCGCCTGCGGGGCCAGCCCGTGGATCGTCTGGGAGATGATGCCGGCCGTGACCACGCGTGCCTTCGCGAGCGAGGAGCACGGCTCGAGGAAGACGCCGTAGCACATCGGTTTGACGAATCCGCCGTCGAGCTTCGAGACGTAGTACGCGACCGTGGTCGGCGATCGCTCGGCGTCGAAGATCGCGACGTCCCCGGCGGCGGCGCTGCTCTGCGAAACGACGAGCTGCGTGCCGTACGGCACTCGCAGGTAGGCCAGGTATGCGCGGCCGAGGAACCGGACGATCGAGTTCAGCCACTTGAAAGCAGGCTGGCCGAACACGGACACGGGCTGGCCGCCGTAGTCGAGGTCGAGCGTGTCGTCCTCGAGCGTGGTGTTGGGATACTGCGCAGCCATCTCAGGTGGTCAGTGGTCCGGACATGGTCAGCTGGATCGAGGCGTCGCTGACGACGTATCGAGTCAACTGCGTGTAGCCCGCGTACGTCGCATCGGACGGCCGCGTCGCATTCGTCGAAGGAGTGATCGTGCTCGCGATCGTCTGCACTTCGTCATTCACGGAGAACATCGCTGCCTCGATCCGGTCCTGGTAGTACTCGTCGGCATACAGTCGGTCGTCGAAGTACCGCTTGATCGCGGCGACCGCGTCGGCCCTGATGCTCGCCGCGTCGTAGTTCACGAGCGGCCGGGCCATGTAGATCGTCGCGACGATCGTGACCGTCGTGAGCGTGAACGGCAGCACCCGCACCGGGACGCCGAAGCAGCGCCAGTCGAGCAGCTCGGTCTCAATCGCCGTCTTCAGCGCCGTCGGCAGCGCGTAGTTCGCGTCGCCGGCGAAGACCGCCAGCATGCCATCCTGCGACTCGACGATCGTCGCAAAGGCCACGCCCGGAACACGGAGAGTGCCGGCGAGGATCGCGTCGCGCGTGCCCCTGCGCCGGTTGGTCTCCGGCGAAGTCGACAACAGACGGGCTCGCAACTCGTCGGTAGTCTCCTCGGCCGCACCGCCGCCGAACACGTACGACGTGGGTGCGCCGTCCATCGTGACGACATCAACCGACCACCCGGCGTCGGGCAGGGGATCGAGGATCGACGAGCAGGCCGAGGCCTTCGCGAGGTTGCCGCGCGTGCCCGTCTCGAGACACGTGACCGCAACGTCCGCGGTCGTGCTGCTCGACGCGACGTCGGCCGACGCTCCGAACGTCACTGCTGCAGATGACGCCGTCGCTGGGACTCCGAACCGGGAGCCCTTCGGGATCGTGGTCGCTGACGACCCGCTGCGCTTCAATCGCAGCAGACCCGTCGCTGCCACTGCGGCCTTGCGTTCCTCGCCGTAGAGATCGGCCGCGCGCGCATCGAGGTCCTCATCCTCCGCGGACGAGACCCGGGCAGCAGCAGACCGTTCCGACGCGTACTTGGACAGCCGCGAGCCCATGGCTGCCAGGACCGAGAGCGCCGTGTCGTTGCGCGACCCGGGCCGGAGGTTGACGGCACCGGTGCCGGCCGGATCGAGCGCGGTCCGGAGCGCTGTGCGCCCCACCGCAACCAGTTCGTCCGTCGTTGGCAGATCAGCGTTCGCCACGAATCACCTTCGCACCACGACCTGGATGGGATCCTCGAGCGCGATCGTGCGCACCTGCGCATCGGCCGTGACGGCGCCACTCGTCGAGGCCGTGGACTGGACTGCGACGCCGCGCACGCGGTCGTCATCCGCCCACTCGCGCTTCAAAGCCGCCGACAACTCGGCCAGCTCCGCATCGGTGTTCGGACCGTTGACCCTCATCGTGAGTCCGGCGCCGACCGTCGGACGATGGAAGAGTTCGCCTCGTCGCGTGAGTGCACGAGCGACCAGGTCACGCCGGAGGCATTCGAGCCCTCGAAGCCGAGGCGCGTCGCCGTCGGGTCCAAGCTGTGCGCCGAGCCAGTCGATGTCGTCGCCGAAGGCCTCGGCCTCCGGATCATCGGCATCGTCGACGTCCGGGCCGATGACCTGCACGGCGACGGCCTGGTGCACCGCGACGGCAGATCCCGTGACCCCTGACGCCGTCAGGACGTATGCGATGCCCTCGACGAGCGGCTCCGAGAGGGCCAACTCGACCGCGAGCGTGTCGGTGTTCCACGCCCGGGAGACGACCACGGTCGTTCCCGCGAGGTCCTGCCGGGAGATCGCGTATGTTGACGCGGTCGCCATGCCGGCGAACGTCGCATCGAACAGCGCGGAGACCCGCAGCGCGGACCGAGCGTATGCCTGGAGCCACGCAGCCATGGATCATGCCGCCGCCGGCAATCGCAGAAGCCGGCCTGGAGTGAGTTGATCCGACCGCACGCCCAACTCGGACGCACGAGATGCGTCGCCCAGTTGCTGACGGGCGATCGACTCGAGCGTGTCGCCCGGGCGCACCTGGTACAGTCGCGTCGAGGCCCGCAGGCGTGCGCGCGCGGCCGCACGGACCGAGCGCAGACCGTCGAGGAGCGAGAGCAGATCGATGTCGACTGCGGCCTGCTCGGTCCACCACGAGCCGATCGCGGCCGCCGTCCGCACCGTCACCTCGGTCTGGGCGACGGCCGTGCGGATGAGAGACCGCGCGGCGCCAACGAGGTCCTGGGCGATGCGTGCGGTCGAGATCACGCGCCGGAGCCCGGAGCCGAAGCGCTGGAGCGCCGTGCCGGCCATGCCCTCGACGACGCGGATCGCATCCTCGACGCGCGACGCAGCGTTCGTGGCGAGATCGAGCGCCGTCAGAATGGCCTGCCGCGTGGCACGCCGCAGGCGTTGCGCGGCGATCCGGGCACGTCGGGCTTCGACGGTGGCTCGCAACGCCGCCATTGCCCCCGACGTCGGCGCCGAGGGCGTCGCCGCGGCCGGGATCGATGGGACGCCGTACGTCTCGAGGATCTCGAACTGCAGCTCGTACGTGATCGACCCGGCGCTCTCGACACCGAACTTCGGCTTGTCGAGCACGCCCAGCCAGGCGTCTCCGTCCCAGCTCAGCGCGAGGACGTTCGCCCGTCGGTAGATCTCGAGCAGTTGGTCGCGCTTCTCGCGCGCGTACCCTGCTCGAGCATGGAGCCAATCCTTGAACGCGCCGCGAATGCTCAGCGGGCGATCGGGGGCGACGAGAATGTGCAGGATGGGCCGAGGGCGGCCGGGGAGGTCGATGCGATCACGGACGAGATCGCCGCCCATCTCGAATGCCGCGGGGCCGCCCTCGCTCCCGTAGGGCAGGTCGACGCCCGCCAACTCGACACGGATCGCGTCGGGGACCTCGTGCTCCTCGATGACGAACGGGGCTGGCATCACTCGGCCTTCCCGACGGTCGCCGCAACGGTGGCCTGCGCCCCGAGAGGCGTCGCAGTCGTGCCGGTGGAGCCGGGACCCGTCGTGACGCCCGTATGAACGTGCGCGTTGAACGCCGTGACGATGGCGGAGAGCCGGGCGTCGACCAGATTCGCGAGTGCAACGAACTGCGTAGCGTTCAGCCCGAGCTTGACGTACTTGCCGGAGCCCGCGACGACGACGACGTCGTCCTCCTTCGACTCGAGCCGCAGGAGCTTCTTCGTGAACAGGCCGACGGCGCTTCGAAGCCACGTGGGGACGCGGGATGCGTCGCCGGCGTCGCCGTGAAGCAAGTACGGCACACCAGGCCCGCCGGCATCGCGTCCGCGCGCGACCATGACAGTGTCGTCCGCGTCGGGGAGCGCGAACAGGATGTTCCCGGGCACGAACAGCCGGGCGATCCCGGGCGCACCGGTGAGGCTGTCCTCGTAGTGCACCCAGATGTCCGCGCTGCCCTGGTCGTCGACGTGGTCGCCGCCGTCGATGTTCCGCACCGCTGCGAGGAGCAGCTCGCCAGCGTCACGGATACCCGCGATCGCGCGCAGCACGGGTCCCGTCAGGACCTCGCGGAGGGCGGATCGTCCGGGACGGCTCATGCGGCTTGACGGTCGTCGATGGCGAGAATCAGATTGATCGCGTCGATCTTCACGACGGTCTTCTCGGTGGCCGAGAACTCGGTCGTGATCGTCTTCGCGTAGAAGAGGTTCGTGGTGGGCTCGCGCGCCGAGCGAACCAGGATCTGCGCGACTTCGCGGTCGACGCCGAGCCGCCGCTCGAGCAGCGCGACAGCGCCCGTGCCGCTGCCGCGAATGTCGTCGGCGAGGCCGGGCTCGATCTCGATCGAGACGCGGTCGCCGTTGCGCAGACCGATGTGCTGGTCCGTCGGGAACGGACACTCGATCTCGACCTCGACCTCCTGCCTCGACCGCTCGAGGTAGATGCGTCGGGCGTACTCCTCGAGCTGATCGTGCGACGTGATGCCGTCGCCGAGGGCGAAGATGTCGCGCTCCGGCGGCTGTGCTCCGCCGCCGCCGCGACGTCCTCGCGCGCGATGTCGTCTCGGGAGCTGACCGTCGGGCGGGTAGACGGCCTCGACGCGTCGTCGCGTCGCCGGATCGAACGAGACGACCCGCACGCCGTTGCGGTTGCGCTGGAACTTCTTCTTCCGCTTCGCCTCGAGCAGGTTTCCGCGGACGCCACCGAAGACGAAGTTCGCCGCCGCCTCCGAGGGGCTCGACCGGGCTGCCGTGGGCACCTGGATGACGACGTCCTCGAGGTCGATGGTGACCTCGCGAGCGCATAGGCCGCAGACGTGCTCGATGGCCTGCCAGGCCGTGCAGTCGTTCGGCAGCGGGATACGTCCGGCACGTGCCCGGGCCGATACCAGCGGCGCGAGCGGAATCGATGCGTGTTCGCTTGAGCGCAGCTCCATGCCGACGGCCGACGGCACCGCTGCAAGGATGCGCTCGATCGCCTGCCCGAGCATGTCGCCGTAACGGGGCTGCGCTGCGACGGGTAGCGGCTTGAAGTCGCGCAGTTGGGCGCTGCGATCACGCGCCGTGATCTTCACGCGCGGCGCCTCGGCGGCCGGATTGCCCGGTTCCATGTCGTCCGCGTAGCCCACGAACCGCAGGAAGCGATCCGTGTCGACGCGCCCAGACATCGACCGGGGATCTCCGAGGAACACGCCGAGCCAGAGGTCCTCGATGTGACGTGGTTCGAACGGCAGCGCCGTCCCGTGAATCTCGACCTCGACCTCGTCGGCCTGGTTGTGTGGCCGGCGTGTGAGCGACACCCGGTGCGGCTCGATCGACGTGGTCACATCCTGGCCGAGCACTCGCGCGTGCAGTTGCACCAGTGCTCGCGGGTAGAATACGTCGGTCATCGCAGATCGGAGCCGACGAGGAGCCCCGCCGACTCGAGCGGATGCATCAGCGCATCGAGCACGCCCTGGCGCGTCGCGATGAGCACCCGATCCGGGTCGTTCGCGTTCTCGATCGTCTGCTCGACGCGGACACTCACGTGCACGTTTCCCCTGCCTGCGACGACGTTCGGCGTGGGTTGCGTTCGGTCGCCGCTGATGTTGATGTCCGCTCCGCTGAAGACCCTCGAAGGCAACTGCCCGACGGCAGTGTTGAGCAGCCCCGCCATCGACTCGACGCCCCCACGGACGCCGGCACGACCGCGGGCCATCGACATCACCGCAGCGAGCGCGGACACGCGACCGCGAAGGGCTTCGTTGCCAGCAATCTGGCCGGACGACAGCTCGAGAACATTCGCTAGCCGCGTGCGGTTGTCTTCGCTCAGCGCGCGCCCAACGAACGGCATCGATTCCCGGACGCCTCGAAGCATGTCCTGCACGCGTCCGACGTTCGCGACATGCTCGCGTTGGCGTTCGACGCCCGCGGCCATGTTCGCGACGTCCGAACGCCCGGCGCCGGTGTTGAACTCCTGGATTCCCGCGCGGATATTGGCGAGGAACCCTTCCATCCCTGGCAACGCCCGAACCCACGCACCGAAGGCCTGCAGTGCACTTCCGAGCCCGCCCAGGATTTCGATGACCGGCGTGATCGCTCCGATCAACGTAACGCCCAGCATCGTCACCAGTGGCATCGTCGCCGTGAAGAGCTGGCCGAGCATGGTGACCAGGGGCCGGCTGGCCTCGCCGATCGCACGCAGCGCCTCGCCCACCGCGGGGCCGCCGCTCGTGAGCGCGGCGATCACGGGGAGCGCGATCGCCCCGCCAGCGGCGCCGAGGCCGAGGGCCGCGACGCCACGAAGAGCGAGCAGACCGGGGCCGAGCTGAGTGAGCGACGACCGGAGCCGGTCGAACGACAGACGGGAGAGAAACTCCCCGAGGCGTTGCGCAAGGCCGACGATGCGGTCGAACGCGGACGCGAGATGCGTGCCGATCGAGGAAGCAAACGCCAGCACCCGGGTCTGGTTCCGCTCGAACCACTCGTTGACGCGCGCGAGCGTGTCGCGCAGGCGCTCGAAGAGCGGCTGCGTCGACGTGCGTAGGAGCGTCGTCAGGTGGTCCCTGGTCGTCGACGAGACCGCCGCCCACGACGACTGGTATCGATCGATCGCGGGACCGAATCCGCGCATCGCCTGCTCGATCCGCTGGAATCGCTCCGCCGGCGCGAGCGCGTTGAACGCCTCGGCTGTCATGCCGATCTGCGCTCGCAAGCGAGAGAACGTGGCGACCTGAGCGCCTGCGCGGCCCTCGAGCATGAGCGCAAAGTCTCGGCCGGCCTGCTCGGAATCGACACCGAGGACCTGCGTGACAGCCATCAGCTGCCCAGCCACTTGGCGGATGTGATCCGCGGTTTGTCCGGCGGCCAGTCCGCCGCCGAGGCCGCCACGGAAGACATTCAGCACGTCCTGGAACTCCCCCGGCAGAGCGCGGGCCTGAACGCGCATCTGCTCGATGAGGTCCGAGGATGTCTGCATCGCTCGATCGATGCTCGAGGATGCGCCGCCAGCCTGCAGCATGCCTGCGATCGCGATCCGCGTGCTCTCCGCCTCACCGCCGAGGCGCGTGATCGCGCGGGCCGCACTGAAGACGCCCGCGGCGCCGAATGCACCGCCGAGAACCGTCCGCAGCGAGAAGAGCGATCCGGTGACGCTTCGGATCGTGTTCCAGAGCCCCGAGAATGCACGACCGAGGCCCCCTACGCGTGCGCCCGCGCCACGGTCATCGACCTCGTAGACCGTTCGGACGTTGTAGACAGTATCGGACATCGATCAGTCGTCGGGCCGTTGGATCGTCTTGTTCTCCGCCGCGACGATCGCGAGGATCTCCTTGTGAAGCATCAGCAGTTCGTCGACCTGCATCTCAAGAAGGTCCGGCAAGCGCTGATGGCCGTATCGACAGAGAACGGCGATCACGCGGACGAAACGGCCTGCACTTTTCCCAGGAGACCCTCGACCTGCTGCCCGTCGGGGTTCTGGATCAGCTCGAGCAAACGCTGAAAGTCCGCGGCATTGTCGAGCACATCGTCCATCGACTTCGGCTTGTCGCGTTGAATCAGCTCGCCGTAGCTCAGTTGGATCCAGTCCTCGGGCTTCAGGGCGTCGAGCATCGCATCGACGTCGACGCGCTTCGGCGCCTCACGCGGCGTGCTCCGACTCGGCACCGCGGCGAGCGCCTCGAGGGCGTCGACGGGATCCGGGTCCGCGGCCGCGTCGACAGCTTCCGGGACGAGGAACAGCCACGGGCGCGAGGTCGTGATCGCAATGGTGCACGTCGCGATGATCTCGATGCTACCCATCGCGTTGCGGATTCCATCGCCGGGATCGTCGCGCTTGCCGAGCCGCACCGCGACGCGTTGCTGAATCGCGAGCATCTCTCGCGTCCGCAGCCGGCGGAAACGCACGGCGCGACCGCTCGGAAGAATGGCCTGGTAGATCGACTCCGCCATTAGAATACCTGCTCGTAGTCGACCGCCTTGAACGACCAGGAGAGCTTCGCGTCCTCGGTCGCGCCTCCGACATTCTTCGTCGGCACAAGCTCGCAGCGCTGCAACGCCCAGGTCTCTGTCGTGCCGTCGCGCATCTCCCACGATGGCGCGATCATGATCTCGGGGATCCGCGTCCGGGCCTCGCGCGCTTCCTGCACCACGAGCCATGCCTTGAAGAGCACGTTGTCGGTGTGCTGGAACATAACCTTCCCGCGCCACCCGCGTAGCTGCTGGTCGAGCACGTCACGCGACTGTCCGAGCAGTTCGTAGTTGTGCTCCTTCATCACGGGCTCGATCTCGATCGAGATCGCGTTGTCGGCCTGCGGGTAGGGCACGTTGTCGATGAACACGGTCACCGGCACGTTCTCGCCGTGCATCGGGAGCTTCGGGTCAGCCATGGGTTTGCCTCAGTGTGTCGGGTGAAGCGGGGGGATCGAGCGCAATCAGGCGGCCTCGCGGACCGTGACGGTCGGGCCGACGTTGACCAGCAGGAAGATCTTCTCGCGCGCGGCGGGCGACGTGCCATCGATGCCGATCGAGGCTTGGCCGAGCGCCATCGACGCCGCCGTGTTCATCGACACGTCGGTCGACGCTGCCGTCAGGCGCCCTTTGCGGATCTGGCCGCTCAGGAACGTGTCGACGATCGCCTTCATCTCGCGCAGGCCCTCGCTCGTGTTCGGTCCGTTCGTGTAGCTCCGCAGACCAGGCACGAGGGAGAGCGCCAGGTGATTCCGGATCCGTCGCGTGATCGCGAAGCCGGTGCCGGCGGTGCGGTCGTGCAGGAACGCGAAGGGCCCGTCCGGCAGCCGGATCGGGAGGTTGATGCCCTGCTCGGTGGCCTCGCCGCGGATCGTGTCCGACTTCGTCGAGAACGTCGCGACGATGTCCTGAATCGAATCGCAGTACTTCGTGGCCTTCGGATCCCACCAGGCGTGGGACTGCTGCGGCTCGAGGTTGACCAGCGCCGCGGCAACGTTCGCGTCGCACGGTGCGGTCTGCAGGACGCCGGCGTCGTCGTAGAACTTCCCCCATGCGCCGTTGAAGATCACGTACTCGCTGATCAGCGAGCCGGTGCGGTAGCCCTTCACGGTCGACCAGTCGGCCGCGTCGGAGTTGCCCGAGACCACCGCGAGTCGATCGCGCAGCGTGGCCGCGTGGGTCGCGAACGCGGCGTTGATCGAGGCCCGGTTCGTGTTGCCGCAGTCGTCGTGCATGACGACGCGCACGTCGTCGTGCGTTTCGAAGAGCGCGCAGCCCTTGTCGGCCGCGCCCGCCGTGCCGGTGTAGTCCGAAGAGGCCAGCGCGCCGCCGTTCGATCCGCCGGCGAGATTCACGGTGCCGTTCGACGGCCAGACCGTCATCGTGCCGCCGGAGAACACGAGCGACGCGAGGAGCTTCGACCGCGAGACGTCGATCGTCTGGTTCATCGCGATGTCGCGGTAGACCTCGGTCGTCGTGCCCGTCACCGAGTTGGTCAGCGTGAACGTGATGTCGCGCTTGGTCGCATCGCCGCCCGAGGCCGCTCCGATCGTCCGGGCGATCGAGTTGCCCATCGTGCCGTGGTACTTGGCCGTCGAAACCAGGTTGCCGCCCGTCCCGGCGGCCGAGTCGCTCGCTGCAGCCGAGCCCGAGCCCAGTACGCGCACGACCTTCAGGGTCAGTCCGCGTCGGCGCATCGTCGCGTAGTAGCCGGTCGACGCCCGGCCCGAGCCAGCCGGCGCGAACACGTCGAGGAAGTCCGCGCCATCGGAAGGCACGTAGACGGACTGCTTCGGGCCCCAGTCGAATTGTCCGACCAGGCCGATGTACCCGTTCGAGACCTCGTCGATCACGCGCGGGGGCGTGATCTCGATGGCGTAGACGCCCGGGCCTCGAGCCTGGCTCTGCGAGTCGATGAACAGCGGCATGGAATCGGTCTCCTACGGTGGGGTCAGAACGGTGTTCTCGGTCGAGCCGTTGACGCCGATGGCGAGCGTCAGCTGCTTGAGCAGGGCGAGCTGCTCCTCGGTTTGAATGACCGTCACGGCACGGCCCGACCAGGTCGCGCGCCATTCGCCCTCTTGCGCCGGAGGTCCGGACTCCTGCGGCGCCGCGCTGGCGCCGAAGCGGAACTCGCACGGGGCATCGAGCAGCCCCGAGAGCTTGAGCACCAGCGAGCCCCGGCGAGCGAAGTGCGGGAGTTGCCCGGCTAGGGCGAGCGAATCGATCGGGTGGCGGTTGAGCACGTCGCGCATGGCGCCGGCGAGGGCGTCACGCGTCGCCGCGAAGCGCGCCCACGCGTCGAGCTGCAGGTCGAGCGTGGCGCGAGCGTACGAATACCGCACCGTCCCGTTCGGCGAGACGCCCGGCGTCACCACGCGCACCAGCGGCGCGTGGAATCGCACGTCGGGGGCATCTGTCGCCAGAACGGCGATCGAGTACTCCGGCAGCGGCCGGCCCGGCGTCGGCCATTCCTGGAAGACCTTCAGCGTCGCGAACGCGCCGACGAGCTGCGCCTGCAGGTACGTCGCAAGCTGCGATCGCACGGCTTCGACGAGGTCGGTGGCCATCGATCAGGTCTCGTCTTTGATTCGCCGATTGATCGTCGCGCTGAGGATGCGCCGCAGTTCGGGCAGATGCTTCTTCATCCACCAGCGAGGCTTCGAACCCTCGCGCGCGATCTTCGCGCGGATGCCCGCTGCGATCTGGAGTACTTCGCGATCGTACTCGGCGTATTTCGAGGCTTGGCGCTCGCGTCGACGCGACTCGCGCTCGTTCGCGCCGGCGCCGATGCCGGGGCGTCCGCCTCGAGGACGCCGCAGGCCGAACGAAGACTTGTGCCGGTTGACCCAGTCGATCAGCGGCTGCAGGGGAGTGAGATGCGGTCGCGCACCCGCCTCGATGATGCCCGCGTGCGGTGCGTCGGCGATGATCTCCGAGCGGGACTCGCGAATCCCAACCGCCTTGATCGACGACTTCAGCCCTCCAGTGTCGGCGGGGACGTCCTGGGAGCGGGCAACGACTTCGGCGCCAAGCATCGCTGCCTCGTGGACCGCCGTGCGTACGCGATCGGCGCGCGCCTTCTCGCGCCCTTCGAACACCGCCGCGAAGTCCTCGGGCCGGACGTTGACTGTGCCCATCAGGGCGTCTCGCGCGTGGGGCGCACCACGACGAACCATCCGAGCGACCGGTCGACGCTCGGCCGGTCGACGAGGCGCGCCACGGTCGTGCCGTCGTCGCCGACGAGA